TTATTTAGGTTTTCTTAGTTCATAGATTTGTGAATGGTCCGCCTTTGTTTTGTAATGCTGCGTAAACGACAAGTCATTTTTCCATTCCACACAGGCATCGTCAAAACGTTCGTTGTACTTATGTGTATGAATTAACCACTCTAAATGATTTGCAATTTCATGGGGTTGCATTAGCTCCGTGTCAATTAACTGAGCAATTAGTTGATGGCGTTCTTCTTGATCCAGCCCAGTAGTTTTACTGACAGAGTATCCATAAACATGGAGGTCAGATTCCTCTTTGAGATGATATGGATTATCATTAACTTGGTACTGTCTTAGTTTAATATACGGCAAGCCATATTTATCTTTACACATGAGATACGTCTCGCTATTGATAAAATATCGGTTGTCTTTTTTAGAGTAGTACGCTGTAATTGGTACTACATCTTCGTTGTTAGCACATTTTACCATAATAGATACGAGTTCATAAGTATTCAAGTTTTTAGGAGTATTTTTATGAGAGTATAGGTATACTGTTTTAACATTAAAAATGCGTTTGGGCGCGCTGGGCGGGGTTTCATCGTCTGGATCAATTTTGAAAAAATGGCGATGATTGAGTGTAAGTTTGTGTGTTTTCTTATCTGAATCTTGTTGATCCGACGCAGGTTGTATTTTTGCGCTTTTCTGAATTTTATTTTGGTCTTGTTTGATTTGATCTCCTGGCACCTTTACTCTTTTTGCACTTTTTGGTTGATTCGGTGTAGATTTTAGATTTGAGTCTTTCTTCATTGTATCTTTTTCTTGACTCATTCGTTCTTTTCTATCTTTTGCTTTAGCCTTTTGTACAGCTGACTTTACTTTAAGCAATGTAGAAAAATTAAATTGCTCCAATTCTTTTTGCATCAACTGCCACTGCTTCAGTTTATCTCTATATTGTTGAGTTTTTGATTGGACGTTTGATATATAGCGTTTATCTTTAACAATATTTCGAGAAGGCAATAGCTCCTGAAATTTAGAAAGCAGATAGTAAATTTCATTTTTGGAGTAGATATTATGAATTACTAAATTTGTCCAAAATGTTTTTCTGCTATTGGCTGGTTCGTTCGGATAATAAATGCCATAATCGATCATTTTATGTACCCACATATCGCTATTATTTCGGTTTAATATTTCCACCGGCAATAGACGCGCAAGTAAATGTTTGTCTCTCGGTAAATTGTCACAGTATGTTGCATAAAAGTAATGGCCTTTAATATTTAAAACGTCAAGAGCCAAATCAAAAAGGTCTCCATTGCTGGTATGTAATGAGACTACTATATTTTTTTCGATATGGCTTACCCTATGCTGTCCACTATAAACAAAGATTGTGTGATCCGAAGGTGCAAATCGCAAACCATTCTCTCTGTCGCTTATTTCTTTTAAGATTTTATCTTTGATTCCGGAAAATAATGGATGAAATTGCATCTGTTTTAATTCGTTTAAACTAAAATCACGGATAGTTATATGTTGGTTTTGCGTTTTTAACACCCCACTGACATTATCCATAAAAACAATCAAATCTGTAATCATAATTTATCATAATTATACCAAATCTCTGTAGAAAAGTCAAACTTACAAAGTGACAGGAAGCGAACACCGCTTCTCTTTTTTATTATTGCAGAAAGGAAGTGAAAAGTATGCCAAGACAACCCGCCAAGCCGGAGGAGCGGATCGCCTGCTGCCGTTGCGGAAAGAACAAAAAGGAAACCGAATTTTATAAGGTTTCAAGCTCTCCTCTCTGGACAGCAACCAAGAATCGCGCTCCGTTTTGCAAAGACTGCATTGAGCAGATCTACCGGGATTACTCTGTGCATTATTGCTGTAGCGGCTCTTTTGGACTATCCTTTCGCTCCCGATGTGTACGAGACGTTATGCGAAAAATATGGTGCCTGCTCCCTCGGAAACTACATACGTTCCATGAACGCAATCCAATACAAATCCAAAACGTTCGTGATGTCGATTGCTAACGGCGACCTCGGCAAAGATGATGATGACGTACAGGATGAAAGAGAAGCTAAGTGGAGCAAAGGTGATAAAGTCAACATGAAAGCCGTCATCTCCATGATGGGCTATGATCCATTTGAGGACTTGGGACTGACCGACGCGGAGCGCAAATACTGCTTTAACATCATGGCTGGTTATTGCAGCATCCCAAATATCGAGGAGGACGGACACAAGCTGGAAAGCGCGGTGCAGATCACCCTTTCCCGACTGCAATGCAAACAAATCGATAACATGCTGTTTAAAGAGAGTTCCCAAAAATCTCCGAACATTAAAAATATTGACACCCTGAGTGCCACCAAGAGAACGCTGGTCAGCAGCATTAACCAGATCGCAAAGGAAAATGGACTGTCTGATTCCAGCGGTTCCTCTACCATCTCTGCAAGCACATTGACCAAAAAGATGAAGGAACTGGCCGCAGATGATTTTAAAGCCATCCAGGTCAACACCTTCGACATCAACACCTGCGATGCGATGCGCAAGATTGCCGATTTAAGCAATCAAAGCATCATGGAACAGCTATCTTTTGAAAACAGCGACTATATGGAAATGGTGAAGGAGCAGCGTGAAATGATAGAGGCGCTGCGTGAGGAAAGAGATACGCTGAAGGAAGAAAATCGGAATCTGAAAAATAAGCAATGCTACGAGAGTGAGGCGGTATAATGGAAATCTTTATCCCGCCGACCCCAAAAGTGCTCTCACAAAAGAAGCTGGAAGCGTATGAAAGCTACTGTAAGGTCATCAACGCTGGCCGGAGAAACCCTGTTTGGTTTGCCGAGGAGTTCCTTGGCATCAAACTCATGGATTACCAGAAGTGGTGCTTCATGGAGAGCTGGACACGACCTTATGTCCTTTGGCTGATGTGCCGTGGTGCCGGTAAAACGATGGAAGCTGCTGTTTACCTTGGCACCCGAATGATTCTGATCCCCGACTATCGTGTCTATATTTCCACCCTGACAGCTGCACAGTCCATTGAGGTCTTTAAAAAGATTGAGGACATCGCCAAGCAGCGTATTCCCTCCCTCAAAACCTGCACTGACATTTTGATGGGTGAGGTCGCTCCTATAGAGGGTAGCAAGGGTGATGGGTTTGTTCATAACCAGGCTGGACACCATTTCAGGATGTACAACAATTCAGAGCTTATTACCCTCTCATCAAACATTGATGCTGTCAGAGGTAAGCGTGGCTCTGTATTTTATGACGAGTGTGCATGGCAAAACAGAGAAGCGCTTAACACCACAGAGAACTTCACAAACGTTGACAGCGAGTTCGGTCTGGGTGTTGGCAAGACAACCTGGTTCGATCCTCCAAATATGCCGCTGCAACTAATCTACGCTTCATCTGCCGGTGATGCGACTTATCCGTTTTATGACAAATACCGTACCTTTGCAAAGAAAATGTTTGAGGGTGATCCCAGATATTTTGTCTGTGACCTGAACGCCAATACCATCATCAACTTCTCGACTGTCGATGGTGAGCCAATCAAGTCGCACCTCAATCAGGCAAACGTAGATAAGCAGCTGGAAGAAGACCCTGACGCTGCACAAAGAGAGTTGTTTAACCGTTTCACTACAGGTGGCGGCGAAAACGCTGTTGTCAAGATGGACACCCTGATTGCCAACTCTACTGTGCGCGCCCCGGTGTATTACAATGATACCAGCACACGCAAGTTTGTATTTTGTTATGACCCTGCCAGAGCTTTCGATGGCTCTGTGCTGGCAATTTTTGAGATGGTGGACGATCCTGTAAAAGGGATGATAGCCGTTTTGGTCAACATGATTTCCTTTGTTGACCATCAAAGTAAACACAAAACACCGATCCCGATGAGCGAACAGGTTGAAATCATCAAGCAGCTCATGGTGGATTACAACGGCGAGGGCGCTGTTGACTGGGAAAACATTGAAATTTACATCGATGCCGGTGCTGGCGGCGGTGGTTTGAGCGGCGTTGCCGACGCTCTGCTGGCTGACTGGACAGATAAATCCGGCAAGAAACATCGTGGTGTTATTGACCCTGAACATAAGCAATACGAGTCTGCAAAAAGAAAATATAAAAATGCTCTGCCGATTGTGCATCTGCTGGAACCAGCATCTTATAAAAGACTGATGTATAGCGCATTTGAAAAAATGAGCAGAGCAGGTTACATCTCCTTCCCAGATTATGACGGGAGGGAGTTTTTGGTTTTACAGGATAAAAACGGTGAGCCGTACGAATATCGGCTCAGTCAGGACGAAGCGCTGTCCCTGACACAATGCAACCTTGCAAAGAAAGAACTGCTGTGTATGTGTCGATACGAAACTGGCAACGGTAACGTTTCGTATGACCTTGCAAGGGATAAACGCAACAAAATGCACGACGATAGAGCCTATGTGTGTGCTATGGGTGCTTACGCCCTACAAAGCAAGCGGCGTTCCAGAACGTTGACACCTACCGTCGAAAAGAAAGATTTCTCTGCGGTCTTTAATATCCGCAGGCCAAAAATATTGTAAAGGGGTGAAAACATGGCTGAACAAAAGAAACCACCGGTATCCAGCAAGCAAGAGCTGTGGGAAAAGAATCGGTTAGCTTTCGCTAAACTGGCGGCAGTAACATTGTCTGAGCTAAACAAGGCAGAATCTAAAACCTACAGCATCTATACCAAGGAAGATTACCGGACATATATTGAGAACCCCAAGAGCAATGAGGTCAATCTCAGAAACATGTCGCGGTATTTTTATTTGGTCAGCACCGCTTACCGGAGATTGTGCAAATATTATGCAGAGATTCCACTCCTCTACTGGACTGTGATACCGCAAACTGATCTGCAAAAGCCGGACAACCCCGATAAGGTAAAAAAGAACTACCAAAAGGTGCTGACGCTGCTGAATAACATGAACATGCAGCATGAATTCCGCAAGTTACTGACCGTTGCATGGCGTGAGGATGTTGCTTACGGATACATCTATAGCAGCACCGACTCATGGTTCATTGACATCCTTGACCCTGATTATTGCAGGATTGTGCAGGTCGAAGATGGTTGCTTAAACTTTGCATTTGACTTCTCTTACTACGACCGACGGTCATGGAAATTGGAATCTGCCGATCCTGATTTGCAACGGATGTATCAGCTCTACAGAAACGACATCCAGAACATGAGGTGGCAGCTACTTGACTCCAAGAAAACGATCTGCATCAAGGTAAACGATGACTCTCTGACAGAGGTTGTCCCTCCGATGTCGGGAATCTTTGAGGATTTGATTGACTTGTTGGATTACCGGTCCTTGCTGCGCAACCGTGAGGAGATTCAGAATTATGTGCTGCTTCTCCAGCGTGTTCCTATTGATGACAACTCAGAGGGCGTTGATAACTTCTTGCTTGATATGGACACTGTGATCCAGTTTGACGCCAAGCTGCAAGCAAGCGTTCCAGACCAAGTGGGCGTTGCTACAACTCCTATGGAGATCACGCCAATCCAGTTTAAGAACGACACGCCGGAGGTAGACCTACTATCCAAAGCAACACGCAGTATGTTCGACAATGCCGGTACATCGCAGATGTTATTTAACTCTGACAAGTCAGGCAAGGTTGGCCTTGACGCTTCCATCCATACTGATGAGATGATGGCTTTTGAGGTTATGCGGCAATTGGAGAGATGGGTGCGCCGGTACATTAAACAAAACGTCTCCGGCTCCAAGTTCATCTTTAACTTTTTGGACATCTCCCCTTTTAATAAAGATTCCTTTATTAGTACGCAGCGAGATCTTGCAACGATTGGCGTACCAAACAAGCTGACCCTGTGTGCTGCAAACGGCATGAATCCGCTTGAAACATTCTCGGCAGCTTATTTTGAAAATGACGTTATGAACATTGTAGATTCTTTTGTGCCGCTCAACACATCGTTTACGCAATCGTCCGCCGAATCGGAACCTGGCAGACCACAGATGGATGAAAGCGAGTTAAGCGATTCCGGTATGCAGACCAGAGACGATGCTGAAAATACCGACACGATTGAAACATAAAGAGGTGGTCTAAATGAAATTTGTATACACAACCGACCCCTCTACTCACGATTTCTGTGAAAGCATTGGGATGCCGTTTATCGGAGAGTACCTTTCCGAACGGACAGTATTCTGGTGCTTTGTGCTCACAGACGAATTTCTAAATGCTAATCAAGAGGGCTTGCATTACTGCATCAGCGACTCTTTGATATTTTAGAGTGGAGGTGAACAAGCATAGAACGACATTTATCAATTCCGTTCGCTTCTTCTCTGACAAACCTTACTGAAATGAACCCTTCTTTTGACAAAGGCATCATGCGGGTAGCCTATACTGGCCGCAATCAGAACAACTCCTTTATCAGCCGAGAGACTTTTGAAAAGTGCATCGGAACCATCTATAACGTACCGGTCGTTGCCCATTATGACCGCGACACCGATACGATTGGTGGACATGATATGCAGATGGTAATGGGTGAAGACGGTCAGTTTAAAATGATTAACCTAACCCAGCCTGTGGGCGTTGTCCCTGAATCTGCAAACTGGTATTGGGAGGAAATTGAGGACAGCACCGGTATACATGAATATCTGTGTGTTGAAGTTCTCATCTGGAAGAGACAAGAGTGTTACGAAAAAATCAAGAAGGACGGCTTTGAAAAACAGTCGATGGAGATCACCACCAAAGAAGCGCAAATGCAGAACGGTGTATTGGTCATCACCGACTTTTTCTTTACCGCCCTTGCTCTGCTTGGTGAAAACGTAACACCTTGCTTTGAGTCTGCTGGTATGCAGCTGTTCAGCAAAAACTTCTATCACGCTGAGTACGAAAAGATGAAGGAAGATTTCAGAAGGGAATTTTCAAAAATACAAGAAGGAGGAAGCGAAATGGATAAGAAACTCGAACTTCTCCAGACATACTCGATCAAGCAGGAAGACCTGACTTTTAACATTGATGAGCTGAGTTACGAAGACCTGGAAGCTAAGCTGCAAGAGATGCAGAACGGTGATCCAGAGCCTAAAGCACAGGTCTTTACCCTGAACCTGATGGAATGGATGGACGAAGTGAACGCACAGCTCGATGCTGTCAAGTTTGTTGACCGCTGGGGCTATGAGTGCAACAAGTATTGGTTCCGCGATGTGCAGGGCAGCGAAGTTATTGTAGACAACGCAGAGGATCGTTGGCGCACCTATGGTATTCCTGTTGTCGAATCCGGCGACAAGATTACCCTTGATTTTGCTAACATCAAAAGAAAGAAAGTAGTCTACGAAGACTTTGCAGAAAACGAGGCTGCACCAGAGGCAGCGCCGATTGGTGAGCAGTTTGCAGCCTATATGGACGGTGTTGCTGCAAAGATGGGCGAGGTCAAAGAGCAGTTTAACACTGTGACCAACCAGTTTAACGAGGCCAACACCCAGCTGCAAGAGTTCCAGAGCAAATATCAGGCAATGGTGGATGCTGAGGAGCAGAGAGTGGCCGCAGAACAAAAGGCTGCAAAAGACGAAATGTTTGCAAAATTTGATAAGCTCATTGGTTCCGATGAGGAATACAAGGCTGTCAAAGAAAAAGCTGAACAGTATAGTGTAGCGGAGCTGGAGACAATGTGCTATGCCCTGTTTGGCAAAAAGAAAGCTGTGTTCTCTACTGAGAACAAGAAGCAATCGAATCCGACTGTTACCGTCGGCACCACAAGTGAGTTGCATAAGCCAAGCGCTTATGGCGACCTTTTTGATTTTAAGAACAAATAAGGAGGAATTTAACATGGCAAATCATGCTGTATTCGTGTCCAGCGATCTTCACGCGACTCGCGGTGGACATATTCTAAACTTTGTACATACCGCAAATTGCGACAACGGTACTATCTGGGCGCAGGGTGACATTGTAGGTCAGGGCGTTGATAGAGAAACCTATAAGTGCAAACAGGCTGCCGCTGGCGATGTTGTATTCGTAGTTGGTTCTGTTCCGCTGCTGCCAAGAGCCAGAACTAAAGCTGAGGCTGCGGAAACCAATTTCTACAACGAGGCTGGCGACATTATGAGAATGTACGCTCTGGAGCCAGGAGACCGTTACGAGGTATCCACTTCCCTGGTCAAAGCTGTATCGACCAAAGTTGTTGTTGGCAACTACGTTATTGCAGATACCGCAACCGCTGGCAAATATGAGGAAAAGGCCGCTGACACTCCCGAGGCTGCTTTTGAGGCAAGAATCCGCGAGGTTAAAACCTATGGTTACGGTGCGGGGGCTGATGAGCGTATGCTGATCGAGGTCATTCGCAATGGATTCTACGGCGCGCCAGCTGGCGAATAATGTAAAGGAGAGTGTTAGACAATGGACGCAAATTTCACTAAATTGATGATCGACACTGCAAACGGTGTCAATGCAGATAACTTTAGCCTTGCGGACTCCAACACCGCAATCCGCAAGCGTTTTTCGGAGATTCTGAAGCTGCCGGAGAACTACACCCAGAAGCAGCTGCGCAGAGCAATCCGCAACAATAAACAGCTGATCTTTGATGTCATCGAGGATACCATTGAAGATCTGCGTGTAACCGGTTGGGGCAGTAATCCGTTTTTCAGAGAATATGTAGAGGAGAGAAACATTGCTCTGGGTGATGTCAACGACTTCTATGTTGAGGATGACTCCCTGCTGACCATCTCCAAATTCTCCGGCAACCATCACGATCTGCTTCGTCAGAAGCTGGGCGCTGGTGAAACCTTTACCGTCAAGACCAACTGGTACGGCGTAAAGATTTACACCGACTTTGAGCTGATGATGACCGGCAAGATCGACTGGGCTGCTTTTGTTCAGAAGATTTATGCTTCCTGGGACAACTTCATGAACAGCATGATCTACTCTGCCTTTATGGATGCTGATACCTCCGTTCCAGCAGAGTTCAAGAAAACTGGTACTCTGACTGCTGAGAATGTGGAAGCTCTGGCTACTCTGGTTTCCGATCAGGCTGGTGCCGAGTGTGTTATCATGGGCACCCGTACCGCTCTGAGCAAGCTGTTCAAGATTCTGGATGTTGACTGGATTTCTAACGACATGAAACAGCAGCGCAACACCACCGGTCTCGTTGGCTATGTCAACGGTATCCGCCTGGTACAGATCCCGCAGGTTTATGAGCCAGGTACCCGCAATGCGCTGATCGACAACACCAAACTCATCTTCATGCCGGTTCGCGCTGACTTTAAACCAATCAAGGTTGTCAACGAGGGAGACGCTTACATGAATGAGGTAACCGACCGTGAAACCAACGTCGATATGACTATCGAGGCTGAGTACATGCAGAAGGTCGGCGTTGCCGTTGTAATGAACCTGAATTACGGTATCTACACCGAGATTGCATAATCTCAATCTGAAATTTTCAATCCCCCGGCCATACGCCGGGGGAAATCTATTTTAAAGGAGTTGACTGCTCTTGGCAGTATCAAAAAAGACTGCGGCTGCAACCGCAGAAAAAGTAGAAAACAAAGAGGTGCAGGAAGCAACAAAGCCTGTGGAGGCAAAAGCTCCCGCAACAAAAGAGGCTACTCCAAAAGCGGCTGCAAAGAAAGTTGTGCGTAATGCGCATGATATGATCCCTTGTCGCAGCGTTACTGTTGGAGAGTTGACCTGCGAATCCAAGAAATCCAAAGGCATCTATTACAGATGGCTTAACTATGACGACATTGAGGAAGTAGAGTACCAAGATCTGGTCGCTTTGCGCTCCAGCCGGTCGAAGTTCCTATACAACCCACAGTTTATCATCATGGATGATGAGCTGGCGGCTGAATGGGGCCTGACTGAAGTATACAGTGCGTTTTTGGGCTTCGACTCCCCGGATGAGCTGTTCTCTTTGCCAGCGAATCAACTGGCTAAGAAGCTGAAAAGCGCTCCACAGGGACTAAAAGAATCCATTAAGGACGTTGCAGGCCAGTATATGCGTGAAGGACGTCTGGATAGCTTAAAGGTCATTGACGTCCTTGACAAAGAGCTTGGTACAGATCTGAAAGCACTCCTGTAAGGAGGTGTAAGCAATGGGCACACCTTATGAGGTTGTTTATAACCGGTTTCTACAAAAAATCAGCGACTACAAATTATTGAGCTTGCCGGAAGAAGATGTGGAAGCTATTCTGTATAGCTATCTGGTAAGTGCCATTGCAAAAACAAAGCAGTGCCAAAACGACCTTGGAGACAGGGACGAAGAAAACAAATGCTTCAACTCTACCCTGCTGGACATTGAAATTGAAATACTGGCATTGCAGATGGTGTGCGAGTGGGTAGAGCCACAGCTCAACAACGTTCTTTATACCAAGCAGTTTATTGGCTCAAAAGAAGAAAATTTCTTTGCTCAAGCCAATCAGCTTGAAAAGCTGCAAAACTTGCGCGACAGTGCTGCTATGCAGGCAAGAAAGCTCCGCCGGGATTACAGCTATCGGTATACAACTTACTTTGATGACGTGAATTTTTAGGCGGTGATAACAATGTTTGAGTTATACCGCAAGCGTCTGAGCCAATACGGGAAAAATGAAAATGAAGCCATCCTGAGTCAAAATCAGGAAATCATGGACTATACCTTTACCTTTAGCACAACCTACAAGCGTGTGCGTGTCGGAAAGAGATACTATGATGCCAGGTTTATGAGAGATGTTGATAAATCCGCTGAAACAAACGGCGGAAACTTCATCCTCCAATTTCGTGGAGATCGGGTCTTCCCTGTCGGAACTTACGTTTACATCCCAGACAGAGACGGCACTGAGGTTCCATGGGTGCTGATCACCAACAAGGAAGACGTTCAGTTCCCCAAAAACTGCATCGTTCGCTGTGATTATACATTGCGTTGGCTCTACAACTATAAATTACTAGAATATCCTGTTGCCTTGCGAACCAAGAACAGCTATACAGACGGTGTTCATCAGGCAGAGGAGTTTAACACTTTGGACAATCAGGCTGCGTTCTGGATTCCTTATAACGACGACACACAGGAAATCACCTACAACATGAGATTCCTATTATCCAATAATCCTAAACATCCACAGGCGTACAGTGTCACCAAGATCAATGACATCCTCCGCCCCGGGGTAATTGAAGTTATTCTGCTTCAAGACCAGCTTGGCGAGTATGACAACGGTGAAATTATGTGTGCTGACTACAACGTGGCAGAATGGGTGTGCGACCTGAACATTCTCAACGCCGGTCTCTCCCTGCAACTTGCCCCGGATGAGACATTCCAGTTTGAAATTTCTGGCGTCATCAACGAACTGCCTGTTGATATTACCTACTGTACCTTTGCATCCAGTAATCCAGATGTAGCTGTTGTGGACAAGGATGGAAAAATTACTGCCCTTGATACCGGAGATGCCACCATCACGGTGACTTTAGGCAACGTCTCTCAGGAGATAGCTTTACAGGTATCAGACGAACCCGCTGTTATGAGCAACATTCAGATCATCGATCCAGACGGCGATTATATCATGCGTTTGCGGTTTGAAAAGGAGCTGCGTGTGATGCTCATCCATAATGGGCAGCAGGTGCAGAATTCGAGTTTTGTCTGCGAAATTTTAGAAGGTGCAGACATTGCACAGTATCAGATTGACGGAGATAAAATCATTCTGAGCGCAGGTGGAGATTTATCAAATATTGGCAGAGTTATCAAGCTGAGAGTCTACAACGAAGAATATAGCGTTGAGGCCACTACAGAGATTACGGTGAAAGGAGTGATTTAGTGGATACTGGAGAACTGCAAGGGCAACATGTTGTCTTAGGAAACGTGCTGTCGGAAATTAAAACGAAGGTCATGTATAGGCTGATTGAGGATGAAGCCCTCTGCAAGCTGCTGTACTACGACACACCAGACGCATTAGATCACGACATCACCGCCAAACAGATACAAGAACTGATTCTGCAAAAATCTACCAACAAGCAGCGCAGGATTTTTCTCAAAGCCTATCCCAATCAGGTTACATCGGTCAAGGATTGCGAAATTCGCATCCATTTCCGACACATCGGCGTGGAACAACAGCCGTACAAATACCGGCCTGAGTTGCAGATTGACGTCTTTTGCCACAATGACTTAACCGACTTAAATGACGGTCTAAGTCAACGACAGGACATGCTCATCCAGAAAATTAATGATCTGCTGGAGAACTATCACCTGCAAGTTGTTGGTAACATGCACTTAATCCAGATAGATGACTGGAGTATGCAAAACTCATCTTACATTGGTTACAGTGCATTTTTCAGTGTCGGCACCATCAATATGTGAGGTGGATATTTTGGACATTGAAAAAAAATATGCCAATGAATTTGCCTGGGGCGATCCGGTAAACTATGAGGGAATCCTCATCTATCCCGTCAAAGTAAAATACCTCATGCTGTTTACACAAGCCGCCTCGGTGCTGCAAATTACACCGCTGGAACTAACCGACATCCAGTATAAGTCTATGTCGCGCCTGCAATTTCTGCTGGAAACATTTCGCATGGTAGACGATCCGGCGGCTCCAGAATCTTTCAAGTACATCCCCCAATTATTTCTTGTGCTGCTGCGTTTGGTGTTGGGCGAAGGGCAGCTTGTGAGCCTGACACATCCTACTGACCACAGACTGGATGGCAAAGTGCTGTGCATCACACGCCCTGACTTTACAGACAACACAGGATTACATAAAGGCGCAACGCTGGTGCTGACCAACAAGAAATTTGAAATATTCCGCAAGATTGTGTTGCTCCAGAACGGGGTTGACATCACCGACGAAGATGTTGATCCTATCATGAAAAAGGTCTACTACGAAGACATGAAACGGCTGGGGCAAGGAAAACGCAAGGAGATTATCACCGAGGAGGATCGGCTGGATTTGCTATCTCTCAATCTGCATTGTTACAGGCAGAATTTAAAAGAGATGCCGATTCGGGAATATTTGGAGAAAACAGACAAGCTCCTTGCCAGGGATGTTTATTTAGCTCAACTAAACGGCCAGATGACCGGTTTTGTGAAATACAAACAACCGCCTCGTCATTGGCTGATAAGACAAACAAATAAGGAAAAGATCCTCGGACACTTCCGTACAGAGGAAGATATTCGGGGACTGTTAAACGACAAAGGCTAACCAACAGAGTTAGCCTCTTTTTATTAGGAGGGAAAAGCTATGCCACTGACAACTAATAACGCTGAGTTGCTGGCTAACAAGGTCGGTTTTGACTATTGCTCTTCGGTTTTTGATGGCTATTTCTATGATGCGTCCGGTAACCTGGTTTTTAAGGCCATGGCAAACACCGATGCCTCGGTAGAGGTTGCGACCACCAAAACTGAGAAAAAGGCTGGCGATGGCGGCGCAACCCTGTGGACTGTCATCTCGGACCGCAGCGTTACCGCAAGCATGACTGCAATCGATATTCAGACAGAGTATATCGCAGCTAACCTCGGCTCCACTATCCAGATCACCAAGTCCACCTTCCTGACCAACAAGGAATTCAGAGCTGCGGAGGGCAGGATCACTCTGGACGCTGTTCCGGTTGACGGTAAGGTTACTGTAACCATTAAAGGTTCCGACCTTGTACTGACTGGCGTCGAAAGCACTGAGGTTGATCTGACCACCTACGGTATCACCAATGAGTGTGTCAGCGCAACTTATATGTATGAAGCTGATGGCGAGATTGTACCGATCCCGGTAAGCTCCAGCCCAATGGTAGGCCGTCTTGTACTCAAAACCAAGCTGTACCGTTCTGGTGTTGGTGAGATTGGTGAGATCGGTTGGGATCTGCCGCAGTTCCAGCTGGATGGTAACTTCACCCACACCACCAATACTTCTGACGGTGGTTCTTTCGAGATTACCGGCTCTGCGCTTAAAGACAACTCCGGAACTTCCTGCGATGGTACTGGCGATACTTACGGCAAGTTCTTCAAGCATTACTACGATGAGGAGATGCTTTATAAGTTCAGCTCCATTATTGCTACCCCAAGCGAGACTACTCTGAGTGTCGGCGAGGCAGATACTGAACAGATCAAGGTGTACGGCCTGCGTGGTACTACCATCGCTGAGGTTGAGCTGACTGAGGGTGTCACCTATGTTTCCGATCATGATGAATTTGCCACCGTATCTCCAACCGGCCTGATTACTCCAGTAGCGGCTGGTGAAGCGGTCATCACCTGCACCTATAAAACACTCCAGGCAAAGGTTACCGTCACCGTTACTGACTAATGGCCGTCGCTTGCAAATATCAAAAATATCGTGCCAAAGAGCAGTTTATCAACCATGATAAGGAATATGACCGCATCATGGTTTCCTGCTCATTGACCAAAGAACTCTGCCCTGCTCAGGTCGTTTGTTCAGAAACGGATCAATACGTCCTGAGTGCGGACAGAGTAAAACAATGCAAAAATTATGAACCAATCATGTAGGGCGCTCTAATGCGCCCTACATTTTTTAATGTAAGGAGGGACTATGAACGACTTATATCTTGTCTCCCCTATTCCTGTTTCAGTTAACGAATATCTGAAGCCACACATGATCCATAAGGGTCGCGGTATGGTGGTGATGTATGAAACAGCAGCAGCGAAGGCTTACAAGGCAGCATTTATCCCATATATCCAAGAAGAAGCCAAAAAACAAAACTTCCAGAAAATAGAAAACACATCACAACATTGTTATGTAGACGTTGGCATTTATTTCCCGAGGAAGCGAATGGATGCCAATAACCACTGGAAAATCATGTTGGATGCTATTACAGAATCGAAAGCAGTCTGGATGGACGACAGTCAAGTTTGCGAAAGAGTCAAATTTATCCGATATGACTCTAAAAACCCTCGCATTGAACTGCACATCCATCCAGTTGATTATATTGGTATCTTTGATACCCAAAAAGAATTTGACACATTCTCCTCCCGCTGTAAAAGCTGTAACCGCTATCTCGATGGCCGGTGCAGCATCTTGGTTGAATCCTGCGAGGGACGCATCAAAGAAGATGTGGTCAATAGAGAATGTCAAAAATATAAACAAAGGAGCAGTTAAGCTATGAAGAAAATCACAAAATCTCAGATGAACGCTTACACAAAATCCTGCAAACAAAACGCAGAAATTATCCTGAATCTCCCAGATGACAAGACCGCAGTGGTAACGGTAGATACTGCGCCCAATATTGCGGTGGCCCAGGAGATTATTGACCAAACAGTGCGTATGACACTGGAAAACGGAGAATATCACCCTGAACGCCTGCCGTATGTTTTCTTTGCCTTGGTGCTCAACTATCTGACCAACATTGACGTGCCGGTTACCGAGGATGGAATTGTGGACATGGAGGTCGTGTATCAATGGTACGTCGGAACACCGTTAATGACAGAACTGACGAACATCAGCAAAATTAACGAACTGTACTGGATGGCAGATGACAAACTGAACTTTGAGAAAGAAAAGGTGCTGCGTCATAGCAAACTGGATGATGTGCTGGATCAGGCAATGCAGGTCATGCAGACGTTGCAGGATGATGACTTCCGTACCTCGATTGAAACTCTTGCCAAAACAATCCCTGTAGCATAGGAGGGCTGTGTATGAAACAACAGCATGAAATCAAAGAATGTTTGGACGAGGTTGTGGATGAGACTGTGGACGAAGCCCAGCAAGATCTTGAAAATCTAACACAGTATGTCGAGAGCCTTATGTCGCGCCGCATCATCATCGACAAAGAAATCAGCAGCGATATAGTGCAGAAAGCTGCTATTCCTCTGCTGGACCTAGATGACGGTTCGGATGAGGTTATTGAAATTATCATCAACACCCCCGGCGGCTCTGTTTTTGATGGAATGGTGCTTTGTGACATCATTGACCGTCTCCATACACCAACCGTCATCACTGCTTTGGGTTGTGCCTTTAGCATGGGCTTCCTGATCCTCTCTGCCGGTAAAGATAATCCTTATGTGGAACGGCGCTGCTATCCATTTTCTGTGGGGCTGCTTCATGATGGTATGACAGCTATTTCCGGCAATGTTGGCGATGTCAAAGATACCTACGAATTCTACGACAAATACGATGAGAAGCTGCGCCAGTATGTGCTGACACACACTGACATCACCCCGAAGGAGTACGACAAAACACGCCGCAAACAATGGTTCATGACCGCTGAGGAAATGCTCAAATATGGCGTAGTTGATACTATTCTGTAACGGAGGAATATTATGAACTTTTATGATACTTGCGCCCTGCTGAATATGCAGGAAGATGCTTTTCTGCATGGCCGGTTTTATATCTCCAGCATTACTTTGCGTGAGCTGGAGGACATCAAAACCTCTCAGCATAAGGACGAAGAAATCAAGTATAAGGCGCGCAATCTGACAAGGTTGCTGATGGCGCATCCTGGACTTTACGAAGTGGTTATCCAGACCACGAAACATGAGAAGAAACTGTCATCAAAGAAACTCCCCATAACACCAGACAACCTGATTATCTCTGCTGCCGCTTCCCTACCCTGCCTGCATGACCTTATTTTTGTGACAGACGATCTTGCCTGTTGTCACATAGCCTCTCATATTTTCCGACTTCCTGTTATGACTTCTTCAAAACTCATTACGCCGGAGGAGGAATATGTCGGATACAAAGAAATCGAACTGACACAGGAGCAGCTTGCTGAGTTTTATCAGCATCCTTTGGAGGTCGCTCCAAACCTACATATCAACGAATACCTGATTGTCAGAGATACGGACAAAAATGTCCAGACCATGCACAAGAGGGTGCCGGATGGTCTTATCGATGTTTATACACCAAAAATCACCTCGAACGAATTTGGTAAGGTCAGACCTTACAATAACGATCCATACCAAACCATCCTTTTGAACAGCTTTGACAATCATAAAATCACAATGGCAAGAGGTGCTGCCGGTACTGGCAAGACGTTTCTTGCGCTTGCCTATCTGTTCTCTCAAATGGAGAAGGGAAAGCTGGACAAGATCATCGTGTTCTGCAATACAGTCCCGACATTACACAGTGCCAGAATAGGATTCCTTCCAGGCACAAGGGATGAAAAGCTGATGGAAAGCTCCGTAGGCAATATGCTGTCCAGTAAACTGGGCGATCCTATCCGTTTGCAACAAATGATTGCAGAAAATCGGTTACTCATGCTCCCGCTGTGCGATATTCGCGGATACGATACAACCAACATGAGGGCTGGAATCCTTATCAGTGAGGCGCAGAACATGGACATTTCTCTAATGAAGCTGGCTTTACAGCGTATTGGCGAAGACTGTGTTTGTATCATCGACGGAGACTACAATGCACAGGTGGACGACCTGAGCTTTGCCGGAGCGAAAAATGGTATGCGCAGAGTATCTGAAGTTTTTCGCGGTGAAGATGTGTACGGAGAAGTGATGTTACAAAATATCTATCGCAGCCGGATTGCGAAGATTGCAGAGGCGATGTAAGATGAGCGGTTTACAAGCCAAAGTAGAAAAACTACTGAAGCGCAAAGATATTGGAAAGCGATTAAAGTTTGACGATGGGAAAACAATCAACGAAGCGTTAAAGAGCGAAGCGCAGCGCCTACAGCAGATTTTAATAAAGCATATCAACGCTTACTACGCATCGTATGATCCTGTCCAATATAATCGCACCTATCAGATGCGGGACTCTGTAAAGGTGGAGACAAGCGTAAAGGACATGAGCATTGCAGTGTACTTTAACCAAAAGGCTTACCACCCTTCCCTCTTTGGTGGAAGCCCTGGCTTCACTCCGGTGCTCATAGATAACGGTTGGGCATGGAAGAATCAAAGCGTTCCCATTTATCGTTTTACCATCTATGACGGTTATGGGTTTATCCAACAGGCAGTCGATGAGTTTAACCGCACAACCAAGTATAAATTTCAAGTTAAAGTAGAATCTAAGTACAAAGAAAGTTATTACGCACAAATGTAAAGAGGCCATACGCCTCTTTTTGTTTTAAAAAGGGGTGAGGACAATGGCAGATGCCGATCTGAAGCTGATATTGGGGGCCGACATATCCCCATCAGTGGCAAAGATCAAACAGGATATGGGAGAGATTTCTAAACAGCTCTCCAAGGAAAATTTACTGGTAAAGGTTGGGCTGGATACATCTGCTATCACCAAGCAGATTCCAGACATAAGGATGTCGCTCAACAACGCCTTTTCCAAAACCGATCCGGTAGACATTAAGGTCAACGTACAGACCAGAGACATCGAAACGATGAAGTCTGTGCTGACAGAACAACTCAATACGATCTCTCAAAGTTTTAATGAATCAGGCAAGGCATCTGATGATTTTGCGCAGCGGATAGAGAACATCCGAAATTCGCTCAATTCCTTATCTGGTGTGGCCGGTGTCACACAGATCAGCAATGCCATCAACTCACTCAGCAAAGAGTTAAAGGATATTGACACCTCGCATATCGACAATCTTGCTCTCAAACTGACTTCGTTCCGTACACAAACCCTTACCTCCCCTATTGGAGATGATGGGCTAAAGGCACTGGAGGAAGCGGAAGCGACGCTGCGCAGAATTCAGTCCAGCGATTTTGGAACGCTGATCCGCAGCGACCAGATAGAGCTAGTTGATCAGCTTAATGATGCCATTAAGAGAGTGAGCAACAGCTTTGCCGAAACCAAGGCAGAGGCAGCAAAACAAAAAGCCGTCGATTCCCTCAACGCTGCTTATAGCAATTTGGAACAGACCTTGCTTGGTATCGGGGCAAATAATCCTGGTATGTCGATGGACGCCTCTGCCCTTTCTACATACACCTCCCTGCTGCAAAGGGTAAGTGATACCAGCGGCAGAAGTGCCAATGCCTTTCAAACTCTGACACAAGAGGTCAATCAATTCGAGGAATCCTTAAATGCTTCGGAGCTTGTGCAGATCAGCAATGCTCAAAATACCCTTTCCGCTGCTCTGGACAAGGTGCAGTCAGAGTTTACGGAATCCGGCAGATCGTCCGAGGACTTGACAAACAGAATCAACGAACTGCGTGTTGCAATTGACACATTGGGTTCTGTGGACGGTGTAAGCAAGCTCAGAAGCGATATTGAAGCTCTTGCCAATGAGTTGCAGGGCGTCGATATATCAAAATACGCTGGGTTGTCTTCTACTCTCAACACCTACAGAAATCAAGCTCAAAGGCTTAATATCAATGCAGATGGCCTTGCTGAAATTGACAGAGCGGCCAAGCTCTTGCAAGAAATCCAAGGAACTGGATTCAAGGATCTAGTTAGCAGCGAACAACTTGCTAAGACACAGGAGCTTGACCGTATCTTAGAGAGCATCCGCGACAATCTAAGAGAAGCAAGCTCTGAGAATACGCTGGAAAGATCGCTTGCATCCATCAATGCAGGTTATGAACGGCTCAGTACAAACCTGACCTCCTTTGGTGAAAAGAACAGCCGGATCTTCCAAGATGCTGATTTTGCAAGCCGGTATGCGGATATTATTGAAAGGCTTGGAGATACATCCAATAGATCACAAGCAAATTTGACCAGCCTGCGTCAAGAAGTCGCTAAGTTTGAGAGCGACGCAAGACAAGCCGGCCTGACCACTGAAACGCTTGGAGAGAAAATCCGGGACGCATACACTAAGTTTGGTGGATGGGCGCTTGTCACCAGTTCTATGATGGAGGCCGCACAGGTCATCCAAGAGATGATCGCTGCTGTGACCAGACTGGATACTGCGATGACAGAACTGAAGAAGGTAACAGATGAAACAGATGCAACCTACGAAACCTTCTTCTCCAACGCTGCCACACAAGCAAAGCAAATCGGCACAACAATGTCCGATTACATCAGCTCTACCGCTGATTTTGCAAGGCTGGGTTATTCTCTGGAGGACTCAGAGGAGCTTGCAACGGTAGCATCTGTATACTTTAACGTTGCGGATGGTATCAGCACCATTGATGAAGCGTCTCAGTCTGTAATTTCCACCATGAAAGCCTTTGATGTACAGGTCAATGAGTCGATGGGCATTGTAGACCTGTTCAATGAAGTGTCGAACCGCTTTGCTATTTCATCTGGTGGCATCGGTGAAGCGATGCAGCGTTCGGCCTCTGCCCTGCAAGCCGCTGGCAACACAATGGAGGAATCGGTTGCGCTGATTACCGCTGCTAACTCTGTTGTGCAGGACCCGATGAAGGTCGGCAACGCATTAAAGACGCTCAGTATGCGTCTGAGAGGCGCAAAAACAGAGCTGGAGGATGCTGGCCTTGCAACTGACGGCATGGCAGAAAGCACCGCCAAACTGCGTGAACAACTACTGGCATTGACCGGTGGACAAGTTGACATCATGCTAGATGAAGACACCTTCAAGTCCACTTATCAGATTTTACAGGAAATGTCACAAGTCTGGAACCAGATGAGCGACATCAACCAAGCCTCTGCTTTGGAACTGATGGGCGGCAAAGAGCAGGCAAACGTTCTGTCCTCTCTGCTGCAAAACTTTGAGACAGCACAACAGGTCATGGAGACGTCTCAGGATGCAACTGGATCTGCTATGCGCGAAAATGAGCGATACCTTGACTCCATCAACGGTAAAATCGCTCAGTTTAAAACAAACTTTGAATCGCTGTCGGCCACTCTGATTGACAGCGAAACCGTTAAGGGTGTTGTAGATTTTGGCAGTGATGCGCTCAATGTCATCGACACTCTGATGCAAAACTTAGGCACCTTCCCTACCCTGCTGGCAACCATTGCCGGTGCGGCGGCGGGTGTCAAATCGGCTGGTAAAATACATTGCCCCCTTACGCTAAGGCAACAAAGCGTAGGGTGTCTATTGATCGACGATAGAAGCCAAACCGTCAAACTGCTGGGAATGGCTAAAACCTTATCGCCTATACGGAGCCGAAAGGCAGAAACAAGGATAAGGATGGCATACGCTGAGATAAAAGCCGCATAAGCGGTGCTAAGTGCCGAAGACTCACAGAGAGGTACTGTGAGCAATGTCAGGTCAGCAACCAAGTCTCTGTTGAACAGAGAAAGGCTCAACGACTGTAGGGCGGTTGGAGTCCGATAGGGCTTTTAAAAGACAGTCTGGACTATGGGTAACGCCATAGCGTGTGCTCAGGTGTAAAGACACCTTTGGAAGTAGTACACCGCCATAATCATTGAAAATTATAGAATATTGTAGTATAATGGCACCTGTGGAGGTGCTGTTATGAAAATTATTATGAAATATCGAGGGGACAAAATTGAAATTTCTCCAAGCAATACAATGTTGAAACGGTCTCCTCGGATACCACCAAAGAAAAAACCTAAAAAGAATCGAGGTATTTCCATTGACAATCAACCTAAACGAAATTTTACCCGTATTTCCTGAATTACTAAGTTATCTTGTCCCTGGTTATATGTTTTGGTATTTTTACGAGTTTGCCACAAAAACGATCCAGAGCGTCGAGAATCCGCTCAAAATCTTGGCGTGGAAAAATGTCGCCGCCAGCTTTATTTTGCAGGTAATATTGCGGATTGTCATCTCCGCAAGTCCAGACCAATACATCAACTTTGCTAGATACCTTGTGTTTGGAATGCTTGCTGGAGCGTTGTGTGGTCTTGTGATGGGGAGCCACAGGGTTGAACAATTTATTCGAGAGTATTTTTCCATTCAGAACACAGATACAGTATGGGAAGCCATCGTTGACCCAGATAACGGTAATTTCACCACCGTTCGTGTTGACGGCAAAGTTTACTCTGGTACGATGGCTGGCAATTACCACCACAACGGAGAACATTGGATCGTATTAGAGGACTACACTGTGGATGGAGTGCAACCCGACAACTATCAGGTAAAGCAAATTGCGCTTAATATTAACGATGTCAAGTGGATTGAGACGGAGTTTGAATCAGACTCTATACAGTTGATGTATAAGGGGCACCCTGACAATTACGAGTAAAAAATAAGCTCACCAGAACGGTGAGCTTATTTACATTATGAGTTTACTTTTTCTTTGTTAATACAACAGCGGCAGCTGCACATCCGACAGCAAGCATCAGACTTGCAAACGGAGCGTCAGCAGCGCCGGTTTCTGGGTTTGGTTTTGCAACCTGTGCCTCATTAGATTCTTGCTCTGCAACCGATGATTCGTTGGATTCAACCACATCGTTTTCCTCTGCCGATTCAGCAACAACATAGTTGCCAAGCTCCTGTAGAGCTGCACTAGTATAGAAGCCGGTCTTGATATTGGTCAGTGCCAAGCCATTTAGGACGACATCTTCCCCATTTGCCAAAGCAATTTCGAGAGTAATGTCATGGCCTTGCATGGTCTTTAATACACTGGCCGGAAGCATCTCGTCAGAACCAAGCTGAACCTTAAATGTGGTTGGCTGAGCGGATTCGATTGCATCTTCAATATCTGCTTTGAGCTGATTCCAGTTATTGGTTGCTGCGACATTTTTTCTGGAAGAAGATGATGTACTGATGTCTCTATTCGCATTAGTAGATGCGGAAGGACGGTTAGAGGAGGTGCTACCAGATGGCTTGGATGGTTTTGTGGTATCATCATCAATCACTGGTGGTTGAATTTCCTCATTATCATTGTCATCGTCTGGGTTTACTGGTGGATTGGTTTCGTTTACCTTGATTTCTCCCACAGTAATAACAAACTCGCTATTATGGTCTATAGTAAATTCAAGGTAATCGTCGTTGCCAACGCTGATGTTTGCTGCTACTTCTACAAATTGCTGAGTGGTGTTGGCGAAGTAGTAGACATATAATCCCTTATCTGATCCAAGGTAATCCTGGAACACATAATCCATCTTGACACGAATCGTAGCTTCTCCCGGAAGCTGGTCGTTGTCTGCAAACTTCAAGATGATTGCATCTTGTTCCAAAGCCATCACATCGTCTGCTTCGCTATCTACATTCCACTTCATATCAATTGTGGTGGCGAGATTAATGTCTTTTATCTCCCCAGTAATATCTTTACCATGGAACTCCCATTGAATACCGTTGCTTTCCACAATGATGGTTTTGTCAGTTCCTTTGATTGCTTCAAACACTTCCGCTAGCAGTATGTCGTTATTGCCATGATAGATGTGAGCTGTTCCATCGTCAGGCATATTTTTTATATCCTCAATCAGTGTTTTGCTTGTTGTGGAAGTAATAATTTCGTTGGAACCTGTCTCTGTATTTTTGACAAGGAAGGATACTTCATTTGGGAGTGTAAGAGAATCGTCTCCAGCATCAGTTTTTGATTCATAATACGACATGTTATTATTATTATCAAACAGGTTTACCGTATCGAGTTCAAAAATACCACTGGGTTCAAATTCGCTAACTTCAATTTGTACTACAGATGGGTTGTCCCTATCAGAATGTGTGCGAATGCGTTTACCATTTTGACGATTTGCAAAGGCAACTATGGCAGAACTGTATCCAGAAACATCGTCAGTAACATCCAGTGTTAATGTCACGACGCCTGGGGCTTCTACTTCTGTTTTGTCAAGAGAAACAGAATTTAAAACTGGAGGTGTAATATCTTCATCTCCATCATTAGAGATGGTAAAAGAAACCTCCTGCGGCAGCGGCGAGCTATCATAGTTTGGATTATTTGCAGAATACCAATCGCTCATAAAGCCGTTAGTATCCATCAAGGCGACTCGATCCAATTCGTAGGTCCCCGCTCCATCATATTGTGTAGTTTCAACCTGAACGGCGATTTCTCCATTCACAACAGGATTTGAATTGTAACTATTCCATGTTGCCTCGATTGAATGACCTGTGTTTCGATTGACAAATTCAGTTGTCACATAGTTTACTCCAGATACATCATCAGAAACATTTAATGTTAATACTGTAGTTTCTGACGCAGAAATTGCTTCAGGAGCAATCGACAAACTGTTTAAAATAGGCGCTTCTTTGTCTTCGCTGTTGCTATTAGTGATCTTGACACTGATATTAGATGGTAATGGGTGCGTGTCGTTGTCGGTATGATACACAACGCTGTTGTTTGCAACATCGAATAAAGTTACACTTTCCACTTTTAAAGTGCCGTTGGTTTCATCCATAGGAACCTGTACAGTACATTGAACTTGATATTGTAAATTTTCCAGATTGGTTATGTCATATTCGATATTTTCTATAGATATATCCTTCTGGGTTGCTTCGTTTACTATCCTAATACGTCCAAAATCCAGGCCAGATAAATCGTCGTTAACGATTAGCGTTACAACAAAAGACTCTCCTGCTGCTACTTCTGTCTTATCTACTGACATACTTTCTAATACTGGAGCGTAATAATCGGGCGTTCCGAATAACTCAGTTTCCGATTCGCTCTGCTCAGTGACTACAGTGTCTGCGTATGCTGGCAGTGATGTTGATAAGATCATCAAAGCCGACATAACAACAGCGACTACACTCTTCCTTGTCATTTGACAACCTCCTAACAGTTTTATGTCACTTATGTGACGTATCAAAGTTAGTATATTCTAAAAGCGCTGATTTTTCAAGACCGTTCGTCTTGAAATTTTTGACTCGAAGTCAAAATCGTCGTTGTGCAATATAACACCTCCCAAAGTTTTGTACACTTTGGTGTATTGCAAACGAAAATGATTATGGTAGTAACAACCGATGTTTAACCAAGGCTCTCTTAAAGAGCTTGATGATTACAAAAATAAACTATCCGAAGTATTCCAATACATCACTGACTTCAATGCCTCTAAGCGTACACAACAGGCGCAGAGTATCCTCAATATCGATGTTAGCGAATACGAAAAAGCTGTTTCCATCTATGATGAGCTTCTTCAAAAAGACAGTGAGCTAACCAAAGAGGCGGCAAAGAAACAAGCGATCAGTGATGCTTTCCAGGACGCTTCTGACAGTCTCAGAGACTATGCAGACGCCAATGACATGACAGCCGAATCGGTAAGCAAATTCCAGCAAAGACAGACTGCCGCCATTGACGCCATGCAGAAAACATCGTTGGGAGCAAAGGTAGCTTCTGTTGGTGTTGGCCTGCTTACCAGCGCTCTAACCGCTGCCGGAATAGCATTTGTTACAATGGCTGCTCAATGGGCATGGGATAACCTGATTACGCCAATTGAAACCGCAGCTGAAAAGGCACAGGAACTGCGTCAAGAAGCAGAATCATTACAGTCTGAGGTTGAAAGTCTCAACAGCGAACTGCAAACCACAAACGACCGGATTGCGGAGCTTCAGGCTAAAGGACATCTTACTTTTACAGAACAGGGTGAGCTTGCGAACCTTCAGGCACAGAGAGAAGAACTCGAACGTATCCTTGCTGTTCAAGAAAAGTTGGCCGAAAATGCACTCAATGAAGCAAATAAAGCAGCTGTAGATTATTTTAACCAAAGCGGAGTTTACATGAAGCCAACCGGCGACACCGTGACAAACCGCAATCAGGAATTTGGTTACGGAAATATTCTTGAGCAAACTCAGTCTTACATGGACTATGTTGATAACCTCACTGATAATCTTCGTCAACTAAGACAAGAACAGGCTGAGTTGGAAAAATCTGGCGATACAACAGGTATCGAATACCAAAATCTGACCAATCGAATTGCAACGGCGACATCGGAGATCGATAAATATAATAGTAAGATCGACGAGAACGTCTCTGCTATGCAAGAGCAAGGTCAGTACCTCAAAGAAGGTACACAGACCTTTACTGATTATAACGATATCCTCAACCGATATCTGGCTGAAGATGATCTTGGTAAGATGTTTGAAAACGTTGTTTCTTCAAATTCCTTGGAGCGCGTCGATGCGTACTTCCAGCGGATGGCTGAGGTTGGTAGGCTGACCCCAGAAATGATTGCACAGTCTGAGGAATACGCTAATGCAATCACACAAGAAGGTCTATCAGCCGAAGAAGCATCAGAACATTATTATGCAATGGCAGAGGCTAAACAAACTGCGGCCAATGCTTCTCAACCTGATATTGATTTTTCTGATTTTGAAGATGCAGATGAAGCCTTAAAACAGGTTATTGAAGATATGGGCGTTATCAACTCCACAGAACTCAATGCCGCTCATTTTGAAGTGGAGGGCATGGATGCCAGCCTGTGGCAAGAATTTATCGATTATTGTAACGAATACAACCTGTCCGTAGAAGAAGCGATTGAAAAAGCAGAAGAACTTGGCTATGTCTCATCTGACGCTGTAAGCGGTATTGCAAGTAGCTTTGCCGATGCAGCAACCGGAACGCAATCACTGGTGGCAGGTCTTGCCGGTGTCCAGCAACGCATGGATGTGCTGATCGGCGCATACCAATCTTTGGCTAATGGAGAAAAGCTCTCTGCATCCACTATGCAGGAACTGCTCAATTACTATCCACAGCTTGAATCGGAATTGATGCAATACCTTACCGGTATGCGCACCCACACAGAGTTGATGGCCGATCTGGAAGAACTGTACCAGCTTGATCTTGATAACTGGAATGCCCTGTTGACTGCCAAGCTGGAAAACGACTCTGAATTTTGGGCGCAATGGCTTTCCAACAACGAAACCTGGGTAGATGAATTTGCGAGTGCTTATGGTGTTGACCTGAGCAATTATACCTCCTATGCACAGGCAAAGATGGCTCTTATGCAAGCCATGATTAACATGCAGAACATGGAGGTTATTGGTGGCCGTGAAACCACTATAGATGATACTGGTGCTATCGTTACAGGTCAACAGCGGGTCCAAGATTCGGTGAATGTCACTGAGGATGCTGTGAAGTCGCTAGAGGATGCGTTTAAGCAAGCTCAAAGCGTCTCTTTTAATTCTCTGGAAGGTCAGTTTGGTTCTTTGCAATCCGCCATTGACAGTACCGCAAATTCTGCGAGAGACGCCGCCAGCGCGATCCGGTCTATAGCATCCAGCAGCCTATCCCAGATCAACGGCCTGATGGACATGACTATCTCCATGCTCAAACAGGATCTACAAAACCAGCTGGACGGTATTGATGCCAGCCTTGACGCGATGCAGGACAACTACAACGCGCAAAAGGACAACATCGAAGCCAACCGCGATGCCGCTCTTGACAGCATTGAAGATCAGATCGACGCCCTGCGCGACCAGAAAGACGCACAGGACGATATGTACGACGCTCAGATCGACGCTCTGCGAGACGCACAGGATGCGCAGGATAAAATCTACGACGATCAGATAGATGCTCTGGAAGATGAACTGGACGCCTACAACAAAATCATAGATGCTCAGATCGAGATGATCCGTCTCAAAGAGGAACAGCATGATTATGAAAATGAGCTGGCAGACAAGCAAAAAGAGGTCGCTGATATTGAAGCGCAGTTGGCAGAGCTTAGCTTGGACGACAGCATTGAAGCTCAAAAGCAACGTCTGGAACTGGAAGAAGAGTTAGCTGAAAAGAAGGAAGAACTCGAAGAATTTCAGCATGACAAGAACATTGAGGATCAGATCACCGCTCTGGAAAATGAAAAGAAGCAGTATGAGGAAGAACAGCAAGCAGCGATAGACCGCATCGAGGCAGAAAAAGAAGCCTATGATGAAATGATCTCTGTTAAGATCGAAGGTATCCAGAAAGCCAAAGAGGCTTTTGATGATTCCATCGAAGCTGAAATTAACGCCCTGCAAGACCAAAAAGACCGGATGCAGGACTACTACGACTCTCAGCTTGCTAACCTTCAGCGCAATTATGAGGCTGACAGAGCTGCGGCGGAAGCGCAAAAAGAGCGCATACAGGCGCAGATCAATGATGAAGCTTCCTTGCGTCAACAGGCCATTGAGCTGATTGAGGGTCGTTCTCAGGAATTCTATAATCGCTTGATAGAGTGGAATAGACAATACGGCACCGGTATCGATGCCGACGTTACTCTAAAGTGGAACAACGCTTATGCTGCGCTGGAAACTTTTGGTGGCAAACAGTTTGACGTTTTAAGTGTCATGAATGATCTGACGTTTGCTGCTGACGGATTCACCGCTTCTCTATCGGAAGCTGTTGCAGAAGCTGGAAATTTACAGTCTGCTTTGCAAGGCGTACTCAACATGCAAAGCACCGTAGCTAAATTTAACCAAGCCAGCATGATTGATGCAGCTACTTCTCACGGTGCATCCCCAGGTGGAAAGCCAACTCCGTTCGCAAAATACCACGAGGGTGGTGAGGTCGGCAAGGACAACACAATTTCCTATAAGCAATTCCGCTCTTACATGGAAAACCTGAAGTCTGATGAGATTCCCGCTATCCTTCAGAAGAAAGAGTGGGTTTTGACCGAAGAACAGCAGGGCAACATCCTGAAGCTGGCGCAGAACCAGCAGGAGATCATCGACTCCTTTACCAGAATGTATAGTAGCCTCTCCTCTGCCCTGCCGGACAACGATTTGTCAAGTCTCAATAGAACCCTGTCCACTAACGGTATCCCAGAGATGCCTGAAAGCGTCTCTGCTGTGTCTGGCAGCGAACCGATCAACTTCTTCATTTCGACTGAAATCACAGGCAACGCAGATGACAGCGTAATGGACGACTGGTTTGCGAAGAACTCTGAAGCGTTTCAGGATCGGTTTGCAAGATACACGTTGGAACGGATTAACTATAAACGTAGTTTGAGAACTGTAAGATAGAGTTAAAGGCTGGCCTTGTTAGGTCGACCCTTTTTGTACATGGAGGAAAACCAATGATTGATATTAAAGAAGCGACAATTGAACAACTAATGGCTGAACTTGCAACCCGCGAGGGTATAGATTATAGGAAGGTTGAAATAGGAGAGGATCTTCAATTTTATATGCTAGGTCCTGGAGAGGTTATTATTATCCAACCAGAATAATCGTTTGGAATTTGAAAGGAGGTTGGTGACATGAGCTTTAAAGGATTAAATTTTATCTATGATGGCACTCCCTCCGAGGTATATGGGCTGGTGATTACTAAGATCGGCGGCGAGGGTGAGGAGAATGTTTCTGGCGGCTCTCAGGTAAAGCCTGTTACCGACAAAACGTTCCGCTCCCCTGTCTTTCAATGCTTTGGAGTGGAACAGGAAGATCCGCTGAGTTTTGAGATTGAGTTTTTCTGTCAGCGTGAGATCGACCGCTTTGACATCTCTGCTATCCTGCTCTGGCTATGCGGACACAACACCTACAAAAAACTGCAAATATGCCAAAATGACCTGAGAAATTTTTACTATGAATGTTTGCTGGTTGATCCAGAGGTACTTTATTATGACAACAAGATCCGTGGGGTGCGATGTACCGCAGAGTGTAACGCACCCTGGGCATGGGAATATGAGAGAGCAGAAACTTACTCCTTCCCTGCCTCCACCTATCGTACCAGCAACGCTATCCGGTTTCTAAATCTCTCAAACGACCACAACGACACACTGCCGCGAGTGACCTTTAAGATGTCGCCGCAAAGTACAGAATTTTCTATTGTCAATCATTCCTATGGTGACAGAGATTTTAGTTGGACAGGTTTGCAGGGCGGGGAAACAATCGAGTGTAATTGTCAAACTGGGATTATTACCTCCTCGACCGGAATGAGACGTCTTAAAAACTTCAACAAGAAGTTTCTACGATTGATTGCAGGAATGAACGAACTGGAGTGTATTGGCAGCGTTGATCTGCTGGAGATCGCCTATACACCAGTCAGAAGGGTGGGTGGTTAATCATGTTTTCTTTTGATGTGCATGGTCAATACGAGACTCCCCTGCTGGTTCTCTGCACTCCGATTCGTGAAGAAATGTTTCTCTTAACTGAGGCCAGGGACATCACCTATACAGCGGTCTTTGATGATCTGTCGCAGCTGGAGTTTGAGGTAAGCCCCGTCTTCAGCAACGGAGAGCCAACTCCTTACTTTGATTACGTCAAAAAGCGTAAAGTCGTTCATGCAATTGGCCTTGGCTGGTTTGTCATCCAACAGGTGAGCGAATCGAATGACGGCAGCAGACCAATCAAAACAGTAAAGTGTGTATCTGCGGAAAAGCTGCTTGACCAATACGCCATCAACCTGATGGATGGAACATATAAATTCTACGATGCTTTGCAGCCGGATACCTCCCTACTGGGTGCTTTTATTGGTCAAACTGAGTGGGAGATCGGTCACATCGACACAGAACTGTGGAACAAATATAGAACCTTTGAATTTGATGCAGATGCCGGCCTTTACACCACGCTGCGTGGCGATATTGAAGATGCTTATGGATGCGTCTTTGATTTTGATACAGAAAAGATGCTGGTAAACGCTTATGTCAAAGGCACGCCGATGGATGAAACGGATATTGTTTTTACATTCGATAACCTCATCAAACAGGTGGACATCGACGAAAACGACGAAGATCTGGTTACAGCTCTGAGCGTCTACGGAGATAACGACCTTAACATCCGATCTGTCAACCCGCTTGGCACAAATGTTATCTATCGGTTCGATTATTTTAAAAAGCCTGAGTGGATGACGCAAGGACTGATTGATGCGTTGACAGCCTGGGAGGCAAAGGTGGATGCACAAAGACAGCCTTATGCTGACCTTTTGGCAAGGCTGAAAACGGAGAACAAAACCCTCATCAAACTGGAGGGTGAGCTAACCGAATTAAAGGCTGACCTTGACGCTCTGGAACAGGTACGGACGGTGCGAATTAAAGGAGATCAGCCGCTGGGAGACATTACAGACCAAATCAACGCCAAACAAGCAGAGATTAACGCAAAACAAGCCGAAGTGGATGCTCAAAAGACTAAGGTGCAGAGTATCGCCGATCAGCAGCTTGCCATCAACAAAGCTCTCTCTTTTGAAGAAAACTTTACAGAGGAGCAGCTGGCAGAACTGCAATGCTACACCAACGCTGCTACTTATACCAACGACAACTACACCATTACAGACAATATGGACTACACAGACATTCAGGATCAGTCTCAAAGTCTCTACGATGATGGTGTCAAGAAGCTGGAGGAAATTTCTGTACCGAACTACAATTTCGATATGGACGTCGTAAACTTTATGTTCTTGACGCAGTACCAACCTTTCATCGACCAGATCCAGCTTGGAGCTACCGTCCACGCAGAAGTTCGAGATGATTACTGGGTCAACCCTATGGTAGTAGAGATCATCGTCAAGTATGATGCGCCGGACGACTGCAAATTGGTATTTAGCGACTCTTTCCGTCTGATGGATGAATACTGTGTGTTTGATGAGTACGATGCGGACTATTCCAGCTCTGCCAAAACACTGAGCGAAAGTAAGAATTTATGGGATAAAGCAACAGCAAGCGGTGTCGTTGACTATGTGCAGGACATCCGACAAAACGGACTGAATCTTGCCTTAACGAGTGTCCTCAATGCAAACGACCAAAGCATTGTGTTGGACAAGTTCGGCCTTTGGGGAAGGTCTATGACCGATGACGGCAACTTTGATCCTGAACAGGTGCGCCTCATCAATAACCTTTTGGTCTTTACCGATGACAACTGGCAGACAGCCAAAGCAGCGCTGGGTAAAATCAAAATGCCTGACAGCGAAAACTACGCCTATGGCCTGATTGCGGATGTTATCATCGGCCAACTGGTAGCATCCAGCGAACTTGTTATCAGCAACGAATCCAATACCTTCCGTGTTGACGCTGGTGGTGCGGAGCTTATCAATGCTTATTTCAAGCTGACCTCCAGCAACGGCAGGAGCCAGATTGTATTGGACCCTAGGGATAACTCTGGTATCAGGATTCAAACGGATACTGGAGGCGGCCTAGAAGATAAATTCTATGTTGATATGGCCGGTAACATCGTTGCGGAAGATATTAAGACAAACTCCGGCACAATCGGCGGCTGGCAGATCAAAGAGAATGGCTTGTTCTCCAACTGGGGCGACTATATCCGGTCGGACGGTTATGGCAAGCTAAGCCTAATGACTTACACTCCTTCTTCCGCTGTGTTTGATGGCAACATCTATGCAAGGAATCTGCTAGATAAAGTACAGCACGTCAATATGGGAACTAACTCTGTTGATACGGAGCAGCTTTTTAATTCGGCTATTAGTAATCCTAAACTTCAAGACGGGTGTGTGAGCGAGGACAAATTGGACTGGGAAGTTCGGAGTCTTCATGCCGATTTAATTGATGCTGATAAAATCCTTGCAAGGCAGATCGGTGATGTAGATAATCGTGTAGATCAAGTGTATGCTGAAGTGATTGATACCAGAGAGTTGATCGCTGATGAAGTACGCGCACGCGAGGCCGATATTAGAGAACTGCGCGCTGACATTTTGGAGGTTGAAAATGCCATCATTAAGAAAGCAGAAATTGAAAGCATTGTTTCCTCTAAAATTAGTACATCAACCTTATCAGCAAATCAAATTATACTTGAAGGATATAGATGCGGAAGAGTAAATGTCATGAAAAACGCATATGTGTTGACATCAAAAGGCGATGTAGTAACTAACGTAACATTAAAAATTAGCAACGGACTCGTGAAACAATATTCTGTATCAAAAGGAGAGGCTGTCACGGCGGCTGCTTTAGGTAATCAAACCGAGGCCAGAGTTGTTGGCATCTAAGAAAAGGAGAAATACCATGCAAGAACAAATCACAAACCTGAAGGCTGTGCTGGCAGCTTTGGACACCCTGAGCCTTACAGGCTCCAAAAACTGCGGCACATATTATAACTGTATGAGCGTCCTGGCCAAAGCAATCAATGAGCTGGAAGCTATACAGTCAAAACAAACGAACACAGAGAACGCCGATCCTGCCAAATAGGCAGGATTTTTTATTGCCCTGAAAGGAGTGAGAGCCGTGATTGGAAACAGCATCCTCGCCCAATACCTCGAAGATTGCGAGTGTATCCAGGGCGACACAATGACATTGACCTATGAGTTTTTCGATGGTGATGGCAACCCTCTCGATCTACGCCGCGCCAAAATGTATGTGACGTTCTGTCCTTACGGACAGTACAACTCCCCCGCTTTGACTAAGCAAGGAATTGTATCTTCCGGTGCGCCAAACACCTGTGTGGTCAACCTGACCAAAGAGGACACCATCAACCTGAAGGACATCAAGTACAACCAACAACCCGTCATTTTAATCAATGAGGGTGAAGATAATGAAAGAGAATACAGAAGAGCGCAGGGCGACATCATCATGTACCCTGCCATTTACGCAAGAACATAAGGAGGAAACAATATGATTTCGATTGAAGAAGCAAATGCCGTACTAGGTATGAGACTTGGCAACCGTACAGCATCGACCGTAAACACCTGGTATGTTGGACTGTCCACTACTCCAATCTCTGAGGATGGCAGTGGTATTTCCGAACCAAGTGGCGATAATGGCTATCATAGAGTCGCCATCCAGAATAACAGTTCCAACTTTACAGCGCCGTCCAACATGACCGTCAAGAACGCTAATCCGATTGTTTTCGATGAGGTGACTGCGGACTGTGGTACTGCAACCCACATCTTCCTCTCTTCCGAGGAAACTGGTGGCAGAGCGGCTTATTACGGTCAGTTTACAGTGCCACGTCCGATGCCTGCACAGTCTAACCTAACCATTAACGCCGGTGACGCTACTTTCAAGATTGTCAACGTCCAATAGGCGGTGATGGTAAATGGCAACTAATCGCTGGCAGATTATTCTGGACAATTTTCCAAAGTATTTCTCGGAAAGGGTACAGTTCCTTTATGGTTTTTCTGTAGCGTTCCACGCCATTTCCCACATGAGAGCTGTTTGGGATAACGCATATCGTGTTGACACAGAGTTCGCAGGCCATATTAAAACTCGCGGCGACATGGAATCCCAACACCGATACGAATCGGAGGCTTCTGCGACTTCCACCCTGTATGCGGATACCACATCTGCTTACAAGGTGGAGGTGGAAGCCATTCCTCGTACAGGAGTGTCTGGTAAACTCGACCATGCAATGCGCTTTGATGTGGACATGCGTGCGCGAAACAACATCTATGCAAGAATTGAATTGCAACACAAATATGATGTGGAAGCTGCTGGTCATGTTCTCTATCGCGGCGGGCTTGATGTACAATACCGCGTTGACATGGAGGCTGTCCCTCATCTCAACATGATCGGTCGTGTAGATAGTGAATATGCCGTCGATATGGAGTCTGAGGGTTATATCGAAATGACCGGCATGATGAACAGCACACATGCTTACAGAACAACTGTTGTTGCGATTGTGGCAAGGTTCTACAAATTATTTGAGCGCAATGATGAAACTCTGGAAGCTGTAAATGACCTAACTTTGGAAGATTTCTGTATCAAGGAAATTGTTTAGTCGATTAGTAAGGAGGAGATGAAATGCCACAAACATTATCTAAAAACCTGCAACTGATCGACCCGATTGGTGCAGATAAAGACATGTATGTAAAAGATGCGCTGAACCTAATCGCCGGTGTTGGCACAGAGAGCAACATCTATAAGATCAACGAACTCTTTACAGATGTTGACGAGCAAATTGCTGAGCTGGAAGACCGGAATGCGCTGACAGATGTAAACGCCACCTACGCATCTACAAGCGGAAACGTAGCTGCTTTTAATGGTGTAGTGGCTGATATTGATAGCTACCGCCCTGGCATGGTACTGATTTTGACGCTGCCGCAGACCAATGCTGGCGGCATCACTCTTAATATCAATGACCTGGGAGCAAAAGCTGTCAAAAAATATGATGATAACGGTTCTTTGATGGATCTGGAGGCCGGAGATTTTGTACTCCGCCATAAATATTTTATCGAATACGACGGCACCCAATTTGTGCTACTGTGCGAAAACGATACGCAGAAACTAAAGAACCTTGACAACAAGATTGACACCCATATAGAGGATGAAGTCGTCCATATCACAGGTGAAGAAAGAACCTCTTGGAATGGCAAAAGTGTTGTTACTGCATCCGAGGAAAACGGAAAGATCAACGTGGACGGTGCTCCTGTTACCGTATATACACATCCAGAGGGGACCAATCCTCACGGAACAACCAAAGCTGATGTTGGGCTTGGCAACGTTGCTAACGAACGGCAGTACAGTGCTGAGAACCCTCCACCCTACCCTGTTACCAGCGTCAACGGCAAAACAGGCGCGGCGGTGCTAAAGACAAGCGACATTGAAAACGACCTGAATTACCAAACCGGTGATGATGTATCTGGCAGTGTAACAGACGCCATCAATGCGCTGAAAGGCAGTGTGCCAGAAGCACTAAACACCCTGCAAAAACTTGCAGCGGCAATCAACAACGATGCTAACTACCATACTACGGTAGACAATGCACTCGACGGCAAGGCTGCAAAAGACCTGAGCAATGTGGAGAACGCAACCTTACTGGATAAAGGTAAAGCCGCCGGTCTTCTGGACTCCGCTACAGCAGCGACAACTTATGTTGCCAAAGATACTTATGACGCAGATCAGGAATTGCTGGAGGACGATATTGCAGACCTTCAAACTAACAAGGCTGACAAAACAGAGCTTCTAAACAAAGTGATTTCTGTTACGTTGACGACTGCCGGATGGACTTCTTCGGTGGATGGAATTTATTCACAGGGAATTACCAACAGTGCCATTACAGCAAACATGAAGTTGAATCTTGCGCTTGCGTCTAACGAAATGATGAAAACTTTGGCTGACGCAGGAGTGTACGGTCTAACAGCAGTAAACGACAATGGGACGGCAAGCGTGTTAGCCTACGGAGAACAGCCGACAATGGAAATTCCTGTTCAGATTGAGCTTGTGGCAGTAACAACAGGATAAGGAGGGAAAAGAAGAATGGCTAAAATTTACGGAACGCCAATCATGGCGGGAGGCGCAGGTGGAGCGAACAAAGACCTTCCGCCGCTGCTGGATAATTTTAAGGCTTTTAAAGGCGGTGGAACTAGTGAGAATCCACACATCACTATCCAAGCTGACAAGATGGCTACGTCCAGAGCAAACGAACTTGCGGGAGCTGTGTGGGTTTATGGAGACCACGAGCCTACTTCTGTGAACGATGGAACGAAGATTCAGTTGGCAAGAGAAGAAGTCGTTACATCTGATGGGGGCGAGGCACAAACCGTCACCAAAACGGTTGAATGGAATAATGAAGCGAACTTCTTTGCGCGTCAATTTACCTATAATTCCAAAAAGCAGTACCAGACCATGTTGGAGGGAGCGATTGCGACACTTGTACTGACTGGTGTTCCTGATCCTGTTACAGAGCTTGCTGAAACACATTCCGGTTCTTCTATCACATTGACATGGAAGAATCCAACATCGGATGAGTTTTACGATCACACCGTTGTGGTTTACAAGACCGGTGCTTTTCCGACCGCGATTGATGACGGTACGCAGGGCTACAGCGGAACGGATGAAACGGCAACTCTGTCTGGATTGGAGCTTGGAAGCACCTATTACATTGCGGTATTTACCGTCAGCGCATATGGATTATACGGTGAACCACAGACCGTTCAGGTTGAGATTCCAGTCGGTCAATTGCTTTCCTCTCTTGCGTCTGGAACGAAAGTAAAACTTGGCAAATGGAACAACACCGACCTTCAGTGGAAGGTTGCAAGAGATACAAGCGACCAGAGCATAAGACTTGTTCTTGAACCGACCAGCGTATCTCTGTTAGGCAATAAGCAGTATGATGCGGCAGAGCCTCGCAACAGCAATTTCGACCGTAAAAATTACGGCAATAACCGGTATATCTACTCCAACATTCATCAATGGTTAAATGCCACAAAGGCTACTGGATGGTATGTAGCGCAACACAGCGTAGATGCAGAACCGGCGTATTCGTCCTCTCCGGGATTCCTGAGTGGATGGAGCGAAAATCACATTGCCGCACTTGACGGAGCAACATTAACAACGTCAAAAGCACGTGTTGATGGCGGAGGCACTGAAACATTCGTTGCAAGAGTAGCACTAATTTCTACCGCAGAGTTGGGATTACGAAGCAATACAGGAGGAGGAAGGTTAGATATTTTTAACTCTGATGAAGACAGAGCAACCGGCTCATGCTATTGGACTAGAACACCAATCCCCTCGTACCCCGACGGCGTGTATCCGGTGACGGATGCCGGTGATCTCAGCGACTACGAAGCCGCCTACACCACGTTGGGGGTGCGCCCGCTTTGTATTCCTGCGTCTACTGCGCTAGTATCCCCAGAAAAGGATGACGACAACTGCTACATAGTGCAATAATCGTGTAGCAGACCATCCTTATCTTTTGAATTAAAGAACAAATCTACTGAATCTTTTGATTCAAATTAAGAAAGAACATTGAAGATGAATTTGGCGCAAAAGCGAGGCGAAGAAAGGAAGTGTTTCTAAATGACTATTGATGGAAATTGGTATATGGCAGAATGTACTTCTACTAAAGAGCCTGTACCATATATGGATGGAGAAACCTTTTATCTGCCGGTGAACATTGAATTTCTGGAAGAACCGCAGATGTACAGCTATCAGGAATACAGGTTCAACCTGCCCATTAACTACGATATTCCAGAAGAAATATCCGAACAGCTTGCGAATGTTCTGGACGAATTTTCCAGAACAGTAGTAGTGCTGAAAGAAGAGAATACATCCATGCAGACCGCCGGTGTGGCACAAATCAAGGCTTACTGCGAAGCGACTTCCAACGCCCCTATGGCAGACGTTGGTATGTTTGCAAGTGGTGTAGAGGAATGGAAGCCAAACACAGAATACAAGCTCAACGACCTGTTCTCTTACGAAGGGAACATGGGATATGTCAAGCAACCAACCCTTACCTCTCTTGACGTTTATCCTCCATTCAGTGTTGGGACAGAAGCGTTGTACGGTGCAAGGCCGAAGCCTGATGCGGACGGCATCTATCCATACGTCTACAATATGGGTATCTATGAAGGGATGCTTGTGAGAGACGATGATGGAGTCCTCTATCGCTCCATTACTGGAACGCAGGAGAAACCTACTGAATTGCTTTATCATCCGAAAGATGTTCCGGCACTGCTGGAAAAGGTGGAAGAAGAAGTTCCAGAAGAACCAGAGAATCCAAATCCTGACGAACCACAACCAGAAGAAGAATATCCGGAATGGGTTCAGCCAACCGGAGCGCATGATGCTTATGCACAGGGCGCAAAGGTAAGCCACAATGGAAAGAAATGGACAAGTAACGTTGAGAACAATGTTTGGGAGCCTGGTGTGTACGGATGGACAGAAGTAATCTAACTACTGATTTTTAACACAAGTGAAAGGAAGGAAAGAACATGACTCTATATAAATATCTGAACCCCCCCCCATTGTGAAATAAGTAACAATGTCGCTCCCAGGAAAGTGGGGTGCTGTCAATGGCTGTAATTTACGGCACTCCCCTTTTTCTGAGTGGTGGCGGGGGTCAGAATTTAACATTGCCACCTATGGTAACTAATCTTGCAGCTTCGACAGGAGACCAGACAATCACCTTAACTTGGACAAATCCGGTTTCAGATGTTTTGGCCGGAATATTGGTTGTTTATAACACCGAACATATTCCAGAGAAGGTTTCGGATGGTACTAAATTCGATGCTGGTTTGGCCGAAACTGTTGATTTAACAGGACTTACAAATGAAACTCTGTATTATATTCGTGTATTCCCTTATAACTCTAAGGAACAATATCAGACGATGCTGGAAGGAGCTACCATTACTGCTACTCCAAACAGTTATCCTAATGAACCCACAGGATATACTAAAATAGAAGAAATAACAGATTCAACAACTTGGAAATTACCAGAAGATGGCTATTTTTTGATTTGTGCTTTAGGTAAGTCCGGTAACGGAGGAAGAGGTCTTTCTATTATTTCAACGTCAGGAGCAAGAATCATTTGTTCTTTAGCGGCAGGAGGAAGCGGCGGCACCGGTTCGTTTGCTGAAAAAGTGGTAAGTGGCTACAAAGGCGACGAGTATGTTTTCACTATTACTAACTCTGATACTAAAGTAGATTATTTAGGAGCAGCTATCATTAATGCAAAAGCAGGAGGCAACGGTACCGATGGTTATAGATATGGTTCAGGAAGAATTTGGGTAAAAAATGGTTCCGGAGGTAACGGGGGTACGTCATCGGCGCTAGAGGGTAGCGCAATTCAAAACGGTAAACCTGGTAACAATGGAGCTTATTGGAGTTACATGGAACAAGGCTCTGGAAGCTCCGACCCTGGTGTTGTATATGGAGGAACTGCTGTATCCAGCGAATATACAAGTACCATCGCACCATCCGAGACTTTTATAACTTCTAGTGGAGCCGGAGGAAATGGTAATGCTAATAGGAGTCAAGAAGAATCATATACAAATGGTGGTACGGGAACATCCGGAAAAATCATTATTTATCGCGGCAATACTAATCAACCATCTCCATCCACAGTATCCGCATTGTCGCTCACCCCTCGTAATACTTCCATCGAAGCTAGTTGGGCAAACAGCGGAGATCCTGAATCTGTAGGCACAATTTTAGTATCCAATTCTGATCATGTTCCAGTCCATCCGACTGATGGAACTTCTGTAGACGTTGCAGGAGCTACAACTTACACAATTTCTGACCTTCCTAATGATACTCCAACCTATGTAAGCCTGTTCGCTTACAATGCCGATAAGACCAAATACAGTGCAGCTAAATCTGATGTAGAAATTCCAAGAGAAGTAACATGGTATGATGTACAGGAAGATTTAGAAGCTGATATTGTAGACGCTCAGGAGAAAGCAGAGCAAGCACAAGAAGTTGTTATACTAACCAGAGACTTTTTGCCTGACACTCTTGCGCTTACTTTTCTTGAAATTTATGACGAATGGAATCCAGACAGCGTATCGTACATAGGCAAAGATACTGCTACTGAGGACAATCCTGCAAGTATTGTCAGATATAATGACGCTTTGTACCGCTGTCTGCAAAGCCACACCTCGCAAGCATCTTGGACACCGGAAGCCTCTCCTTCCCTATGGGTATTGATTGACGATCCTGCAATTGAATGGCCGGAGTGGAAACAACCAACTGGAGCACATGATGCTTATTTTCTCGGTGCCAAAGTATCTCATAATGGCAAGAAGTGGATTTCGCAAATAGACGCAAACACAACAGAACCAGGTACAGACGAACGATATTGGAAAGAATACACCGAATAATCCTATAAAAAAGACGTAGCCAGCATCGATTTGATGCTGGCTGCTGTCTTGAAAGGAGTCTTAACAACAAAGTTAAGTGACTTATGATAGGCGGTTTAGAACTCACTTGTTTCAATTCAGTATACACGACTTTGCTAACGATGTCAAGTATCAAATCTTATACCGACCACGACATGATTTCAAAGCAGAACGGAGGTGAGCACAATGATTAAAATTCGAGTTGGCAAGACGGAGCTGCATTTCATTCGCAATGAGCTTTTGACATGCGGCTCTCGCAATGCCTTTAAGGTTCGCTTTACCTTTGACGATGAGATATGGAATGGTCTTAAAAAGATCGCCGCCTTTCAGTCTGGAGAAACCGTTATGGATTCTGCGCTGGATGACAAAGAAACTGCCATCGTTCCCTGGGAGGTCCTACAGCTTCCGGGGGAACATTTATATATTGCAGTTGCAGGATATAACGGCACAGACACAATCCTCACTACGGAGTGGATAGATGCTGGAGAAATCCATCTTGGCATGACCAATACATTACCGGGAGACCCTTCCCCTTCCATCTACGAACAGCTGCTGAAAGATATTGGTGTACTGAGTAACCTGACCACTGACACAAAAGAGAATCTGGTAGCAGCCATCAACGAGGTGGACGCGGAGATTGACGCGATTCGAGAAGATCCTCCTGTCTATATCCCTGCTGTATCTGAAGAAGGTGAACTGAGCTGGACAAACAACTACGATCTGGATAACCCTGGTCCTGTCAATATCAAGGGTGATGCAGGCGAGGTTGCAGAGGACAGCGAAGTTTCCGATATGCTAGATGATGTTTTTGGCGAAGGAGGTGAGCCTCCAGATGAACAAATCGCCACCGATGAAGAAGTAAGCGATATGTTAGAAAATGTTTTCGGAGACATTGAAGACGCAATCCCTGATAACATGGTAGCCACAGACACAGAAGTAAACAATATGCTTGATTCTGTGTTTGACTAAAAAGGAGTGATAAAACATGCCAGAGAGCAAATTAGTAACATTAGCACAGTTGCAAATGCAGGCAGAACGAATCAAAACTGAATTGAACAAGTATACCCTCGACAGCGAACTTGAAACTGCTGTTGATAATGCCATCACAGAGGCTGGTGCGTCTAAGATGGAAGTGGTAGAAGCTGTACCGGAACAGGAAACTGCACAAGAAAACGTACTGTACATTTATAACAACACTGGTACAGGCAAGTACGAGATTTATGCACTGATTTCCGGTGCTGTTGTTCGCCTGGACGATGACGGCGGCAATGTCACCGATGATATGATTGCAACCGATGAAGAAGTAACCAGTATGCTTGATGAAGTATTTCCACAGGCATAAAGTAAAGAGTAATTTGGAGGGAACAAACTATGTCTTATGATGTAACAAAACTTACCCAACTCGGCCATCTGAAATCCCTGGCTGAAAAAGTTGCCGCTGAGTGCGCCACCAAAACAGAGCTGGCTGCACTGTCCACCAGAGTAGATGAGATTGTCTCTACCGGTGGAGAACCTAACGTCCTTGTAGGCGTCAAAGTAAATGGCACCGCACTGTCTATTGCAGAAAAGATGGTAGACATCCTAATTGCTACCGGTACTGGTAACGGCACACTGGCCGTAAATAAGGTCGATGTTCCTATCAAAGGTCTTGCCGCTCTGGCTTACAAAGCACAAGTAAGTGAAGCTGACCTGGATTCTGCACTGCAAGCCGTCATTGATGCTAAAGCAGCGCAAACTGATCTGGATGCCGCCGAAGTCAACATCGCTTCTATTCAGTCCACCCTCACTACCCTGCAAGGCTCTGGCGAAGGATCTATCGAGAAAGCAATCGATGACGCCATCAACGAATTTGCCACCAATGTCTCTGATGACGATGTGGTCAACTCCTTCAAAGAGCTGGTAGATTGGGTTGCGCAACATGGTTCCGAAGCATCGGAAATGTCTGCTGGTATCCAAGAAAACAAAACAGCGATTGCAACCCTGAAAACCTATGTAGGCACTCTGCCGGAAGAAGCCACCTCGCAGAATGTTGTTGCGTACATCGCAGAGGCTATTACTAAACTGAACATCGGTCAGTATGCAACCACCACCGCCATGAACGCTGCTCTGGCAAACAAGGTGGATAAGGTAGAAGGTTCTCGCCTGATGACCAATGACGAAGGGACCAAACTCTCTGGTATTGCCGCTGGTGCGACCAAGGTTGCAAAATCCAACACCAACGGTAATGTGAAAATTAACGACGTTGAAACCGTTGTTTACACCCTACCTTCCGATGTTGTTCGTGGTCAGATCGCTACAAGCCCAGAAGTCACTGAAATGCTCACCGAGGTTTTTGCTGCTCAGGAGTAATTACATTTGGCGCGGAGACATCCTCCGCGCCAATGCCTTTTTGAAAGGAGGTCTTGAGCATGAGTGACAAGTTGAGCACTCTGGAGGCTTTGCGGCTAACGGCCACCGCTGCAAAGGGTTATGTTGCGCAACAGATTGCAAATACGCTGAGTGCCCTCCAAGCTGTGTTGGAGGAAATGAGCGGATCGCTTGAAACACTAGAGACAAATCTGGGCGGCAAAACAGCAGGTGGCGCATCACTTGCTGCTGAACCGAATCAGGACACTCTAGCCACAGAAAAGGCTGTGCAGACAGCAGCCATAGTGTGATTTCTTTGGTTTTACCAGCCTCCAGTTGGGTAATAGCTTCCGACGGATCTTACACACAGACATTCAGCAATGCTGCAATTACAGCAGAACACCGCTTAGAGATAGCGATGGATACTGCGTCCATCCAATCATTGATTGCAGACAGCATATCCAGTATTCGTGTTGACAATGACAACGGTACTCCAACTGTGGTGGTCACCGGTGGCAAGCCAAGCTCCGATTTGTCGGTGCAAATTACCCTGGTGAAAGTAATGATTACCTAGGAGGTGCAAGATGGAAGCACTGAATGAAATCTCAATGTTGGTAAAGGAATATATCAGCCCAGAAACACTCTGGTTGGTTCCCTGCCTTTACGCATTGGGCATGATTATAAAAAAATCCATCAGAATCGACGATACATTGATCCCCACAATCCTTTGTGTTGTGGGGATTTTTCTATCTGCCTTAATTAGTGTCGGTACAGCAGAGCCGCAAAACTGGATGCAGTGGATTATCTTGGGTGCCGTCAGCCTTGGACAAGGTTATGTCATTGCAGCTGCGGCGATCTGCCTGAACCAACTGGTCAAGCAACACGTTAAGGCGGGAGAACTGAAGAGAGGTTTTGATGGAGATGGAGAAATAAACGAAAAGGACGGTGAGAACGATGAAAAACGGAATTGATGTATCCTACTGCCAAACAAAGGTAGACTGGAACAAGGTTAAAGCTGCTGGGATTGATTTTGCCCTGATCCGCGTAGGTTACTGCTACAACAACGGTGCTCTGAAGATAGACAACATGTTTAAGAGCCATATGGCTGGAGCAACTGCGGCAGGCATTGATGTTGGTGTCTACCTGTACAGCTATGCTACCAGCACAACCGCTGCGAAGAAAGCGGCACAAGAAGTTGTCAAGGTCATCAAGCAATACACCCTGACTTACCCTGTATGCTTCGATATTGAATATGAGTCGATTTACACAGGCGGGAGCAAGCGGGTCAACACAGACATTTGCAAGGCTTTTCTGGATGAAATTGAAGATGCTGGCTACTACGCCATGCTATACTGCTCCAAGGATTTTCTGGACAGTTACCTCTACCCTGCCGAACTGACTGCCTATGATAAATGGATTGCGCAGTACGCATCGAAGTGTACCTGCCCACATCCTTACGGCATCTGGCAGTACACAGGCACCGGCAGAGTATCCGGCATTGCTGGTAATGTAGACCGCGATTACGCTTACAAGGACTACCCTGCCATCATCAAAGGGATGGACAAGACACAACTCCAGAAGCAGCAGCTTCCCTATTCTGTTATTATTTCTGGCAGCGATTTAAACAGCCTGAAAGACCAGATCAGCAAGAAAGGTTATTTTACTTTTATGAGCGATGGTAAACTCTGTGTTGGAAAATTTGCCACTGTGGCAGAAGCCAATAAGACAGCGGCGGATCTGAAACGCAAAGGGTTTGCCGGGGCTGTTGGAAAATGGTAAAGGAGGGGTTCGATGAAAATTGATATTACACAGATCGTAGTAGCACTGATTGGCCTGCTGTCTGTCATCATCACCAGTGTGGTTGTACCGCTCATCAAGAACAAGGTTACAAACAGCCAGTGGGAAATGATTACAAAATACGCTCTGGCGGGCGTACAGGCAGCGGAAATTATTATTGGCGCTGGTAATGGTGAAGTCAAATTTGAAATGGTCAGCAACTACATCGAAGAACAATGTGCTGCACACAACATCAAGATCGATATGGACACCATTAAGGTCGCCATCGAAAACGCATGGAAATCTTTGGGGCTGGATTATGTCCACGAGGGTGAAGTAAAACAGCTCTCGACCACACAACCGCTCACTATGAGCATGACTATTGAGGAGGAATAATTATGGCACTGAACGCATTTTGGGGCAAGAAGAAAATCTTTATCATCAATCCGAACAACTGCGAACTTGGCAACAAGATCGTTACCGCTCTGAAAGAGGCTGACTTTAACGGCGTAGAAGTTCTGAACACCATCAACTACAAGAAGATCGCCGACGAGAAGCCGGTGTACATCCTGAGCGTTTTTGAGGACGGCAGACGCATCTCTGTTGTACCATACAAGACTGAAGGTTTTGTAGGTGACAGACTGGGCCATTATGTCACCAAGATGTTTGACGAGGATCGCGCCCGCCATCTGTTTGAGCCTTACTTCCACGCTGCCGGTATTGAAATCAAAGAGAACGGCAACGAGGAACTTTACTGGGAGGAAGCCAAACGCTACACCTGGTTCTACGATGACGACAACAAGACTCCTTTCCTTTGCCTGAAAGCAGAGAACAACGAAGCAACCGTCAATGCGGTCGTAGAAGGTATCAAAGATTACTTCCGCAAGTAAACGCCATAGAGAGGGTGATGAGGTATGGCAGAGCCGGTCACAGAAACTCTTTGTGCCGAACGAATGAAACTTCAGGATGAACGATTCAAGAGAGACAAAGAGAGGCTGGACGCATTGGAAGAAACTTGTAAAGAATTAAAATCTCTGACAACAGAGCTATCAGAGATTGTCAAGCGGTATGATGAGGTCTTTAAAATCCACTCTGAGAAGATCCAGGATAATGAGACGGAAACTCATCAAAACGAACAAAGAATCTCTGCCATTGAACAGCGCCCCGCAAAACGGTGGGAAGATCTAAGTGGTGCTATTATTGGCGCTATAGGCGCTGGCATTGGCGGCAGCGTATTGACTTTGGTGGTACAGGCACTGATGCAGGCTTGACAATTTTGACGCATCGTGTTACATTAAGATAAGGGACAGGCTGTCTTGGTCTGTCCCTTATTTTTTCCGCTTGGAGGTCGTACAATGGAGCAGTATAATGTTTACCCACCTCTTAGACTGAGCGATAAAGTAACACACTACTATCCTGAGATTTGGGACACGATGAAAACTTATCATTACCTCAATGGCATTTCTCCTTCGATGAGCTGGAGCAAGCTATGTTATATACCGATAGGTGGCGCAATGACATGTATCAGTTACGATGAGGATACGAACGCTTACAGCGATGATGACAGATTAGCTGTTATTAAATTGGCCGGGATTGTATCAGCTTTAGCTCCTTGGAGACTAAACAAACGAGTTTTTGTGTTAGACGAAAAAACAGAAAAAGCGTTGTGTCAAGATATAGAAGACATGGAAATGCCAACTGATGTTTTGCTGCAATTACCATGTATGTGTTTCTACGTTGATGTTAAAAACATGTTTCATGACAGTAGTAAAGTGTCTGGGTTCTTTGTACATCTCGAAGACGATCCTAAAAACGATGAGAGAGAGTTGCGTATTTTATTACTATTACAGGACGATATAATACCTATTCCAGTACATATCGACGAACCTACAGTGTCTATGAGTTTGATGCATACAGTGTGGGAAGCAAAGAAAAACGCGGCGAAACCTGATGCACCGGAAGCATTCCATCGTTGTATAAGCGAAGAAGATAATCAGCGAACTTTTAAAACGACTATTCGGTGTCTTCGTATTATTTCGTACATTTGCGCTCAATGTGATTACATCAAACAAACTGAACCCAAACCAGAACCGCTTAAGCTACTTTCTTCAGAGGAGTTGGAGGCCGAAATGGCAACGTGGTTTGACAAACGTCTAGCTATGGAAATATATGAGCGACTGGTCGAGGAATCGAAGAATCGAAATAATGGTGGCAAACCAAGACGGACGTATTACCCTTACCCAACCCCTGAAGCAAGACGCGCCTATTTAGAGCATTGGTTGACCAAAGAATTTATGAAACCTGCCAAACACACCCTCCGCATGAAATGGACACCAACTATGTTGGATGGCAAAAAGAACGACAAAAACGATCCTGTTATTTTCCATATTATTACAAATGCGTAAGTCATGTTATGACCTCTATTAAGAAAAGAAATCGGGAGCTGCCCATCTAGGCAGCTCCCGATTTTTTACCCATCAGCCTGCTACAATTTACCAATTAGCGCAATCATTATCATAATCATTGATAACAAACTAACCATTACAAGCAGCAAAGCGAACGCTGGATATTCCAGGTGTAATGCTATCAACGATGACAAGATAGTTAGCATTGTAAGCAGTATCAGGCCGTCAATTGTTCTATGCTTATGCATTTTGATCCGCAAGACGTACCAAATCGGTTGTTTTGTACTTGTCCATTTGCTTATTGCGTCGTTGTGTATAATCTGGCATATAAGGCTGGTTTTCCACTGCCTTTATCAGCTTGCGAGAGACATCTGTTGGTAATCCAACCATCCGAATTGCTTTCAGGATACCAGTATTTGCCTCTACAAGCAACATCTGCATTGCAAGACCCATACCATCTGGTGGCATTTCAAATGTTGGGAGTCTATCCTCTACATATTTGTAATATGGGATGTCCGCCCATGGCTGGTTACCTACCTTTACAAGCATCCAGACAATACCGTCTACCACTACTACTTTGAATTTAAAGCCGCTGTTAAACGCTTTGAGTTCGGCCTCTGCAATATTTTTATAGACTACAGCAATTGTTCCTCCTGCATCTGATAAGCTCATTCCGAGATATTCATACCAGCTGGGCGGCAGGACTTTATCACCAACTTTATACACTTGAAACATAATATCAATCCTCCTTATTCGATGCCTGCGTGTTTTCTGATGCCACTGTATTCATGAAGCGTTCGACCGAGTCTTTGAGCTGTGAATCTATTTCTTCTCGGTGTTCGCGATATACCCAATTCAAAGTTGACCACATCGCTTCCTGATTGCCGATCCACCAACTTGCGCTTCGCTGACGTTTGAGCACATAGTCACAAGTCCCAATTAGCCTTTGAATCGTGAGTTCGTCTTTTGCTGTATCGCGGCCACACGCTTTGGCACGCTTGATTGCTTTCATGTTCAACAGGATGGTCTCTTTGCTTTCCTGGATAAATTTATTACGAACTTCCGTTGCTTTCGGGATAGTATAAGGAGAGCCATACAAATCAGCGAGACCCATGGTGCGTGATGCTGCGTTACTCTGCGAGGCTTCTTTGCGCGCCTTTTCGCGGCGGCAATCTGGGCATATGTCGTAATGCTTTTGTGCCCACATCTCCCAACGATCAGCATCGTCGCGATTATAGCATTTGTGTTCTACCTCGAAATTTTTGTTGCAGATTTTGCAAGTGCAAACCGCTGTTGCTTTTGCCATATTATCCTTCTTCTTTCTCCAGATCTGCGAGGATGGACGCAATTTGTTCGTCTGTTAGACCAGTAAAGTCTTCCATGTCCACACCCACAATCAAAATTGGGCCGGAATATTCTGTACCATGTAGTGTGGTATTATACGGCGCACCCTCCAGCCATCCCATCTCATTGCAGATAACACAACTGGTGTATGTTAATGGTACAGCTTGAATCATACCTCCTACAGCCGCCTGCAATGCGGACAGGGTATTCTCAATTTCTACGACCTCTGGTTTCTGCCCCGGCTTTTTCTCAATAACTTTCATTTGTTGTTCCTCCTTTAATCCCAACGATGGTCTTTAATATATTCATCCCATTCTGCTTTCATATCTTTGATTACTTCGTTATAATCTTCCCCGTTGATAATTCTTTCCTTAGCCTTGATGCCTGCCGTCGATCTCATGTAATGCGGCATGTACTCCCAAGACTCTGCCAAAAGAAAAGCTGCCGCCCTAGGGTATTTCTCTTTGAGTGCGGTTATATCATGCTCTGGATATGGGCGGACACCCAACCCACCTACATCGTCAAAAGACTTCTCAAATTCATAATGCCAATTTTCTATGTCGCGTATCGCATCTTTCAGGATCTTGAGACCTTCTATACCATCGATTTTCTTCCTACGCTCTGCTTTGATTTTCTGTTCTGCATCGAATTGTTTGCTCAGAAATTGAAAAATTTCATCTCTATGAGTATGAATCAAATCTTTGGCATTTTCTTTTTTCATCAGCTGAACGTCCATCACACAGATCCGGCCTGTTTTAATTATTTCTCCGTCCACATAGTCCACATCAATCTGAATATTATATCTATCAATGATTTCCTCAATCGTCATACGCATCCTCCTTCACTTCTATGACCAGTAGGTCAGCAATAGAGATTTTTGTTCCATCAGCCAATAAAAGGGTATGGTTATAATGGTCGATGCGCTTACACTGGCCGCGTGCGGTAACACAGCTGCCTCCCTCTTTGGTTTTGTCCGCTACAAAGTACATTACCGTCATGTCCGGATGCTGCGATGCGTGGTCATCAAGGTATCGTAGTTTCGTATTAAGGTCAGCCTGTTCGTCTTCGGACAGTTCGATTCTAGCCGCTACATATCGGTTTGACTCGTTGATGCAGTCTCCATAACCGGTGACGGCAGCAAAGGGAGCAAATTGAGCTGCACGTTGAGCCATCGACATCCGTGGGTGTTTGCGGGATGTTGGGTGTGGTAAATTGATGATGTCGCTGTAATCATCTGGCAT